ACGAGAGGGGCCTGAGTGGTTTGGGCAGGCGTCCTCTGGAAGGACTGACTATGCTAGGGGGTCTGCCTATTAACCATAACTGGCCCAGTGACTTAGCACCCTTATCGCCATTGCATTTACGACAAGCGCACTGCACATTCTCCCAAGTATGGTCGCCTCTGTCTCCAATCGTAATGATGTGGTCTAACTCTGGTGCCCTTGGAGAGGTCGTACCACGGAGCTTCTGTGGAGTGCGAATACCGCACAATCGACAGCGCCAGCCATCACGCCGGAACACCGCTATGGGATCGACGCTATAGTCAACGCGGGCACCCTTACGCCTTGCTCTCTGCTGATGCGTCTTACCGCTACACCTGTCACCATACTTCTCTAAGCATGATTGCGAACAAAACCGTCGCCTTTTATTTCCATATTCCGGCGTGAATGCCGATCCACAGTACCCACATGAGCGCGCTACCATAGCCTTGCGAGCCGCATTATGCTTCCTAGTTTTTTGTGCAGCTAACACCCGCCTACATGCATCGGAACAATAGCGAGCATGTAGAGATCCGGGACATAACGAGCCACAGACTAAACAAGGCGCTCGTTTCGCCTCTCTCTGTCTGGTACGAATTGTTTGAACTCGTCTGGTTTTAAACGCCCCGCTGCATTTCTTTGAACAAAACCGCCTCGCATCTTTAGAGCTATGTTTTCTCCTGAAAGAAACCACGCAACCTTCACAGATGCTATCTGGCAGGCGCACAGAAGCCCTATAGCAAGTTAAACACCGCTGAGTGTTTCTTGCTCTTTGCTGTCCACACGCGCAAATAAGCAGAGCCGTCATTCACCCCTCTGTGTTTTTCGCGAATGGCACTCTCGGCACATGCCGGCTAAATTCGTAATGTCCCAGAACAAGGCATATTCGCCTCGGTGGGGTACGATGTGGTCCACGGTGGTACTGGGCGCTCTCTGGCACTCCACACATACAGGCTGCTGCCCTAGCACGATAGCCCTGAGTGTCTTCCATGCCTCGGTGCTGTACCGCTTCCGTGTCTCGGCGTTGTACCGAGAGCGCTCCTGTACCCGTGCGTGCTCAGCACAACGCCCCTTGTACACCCCCTCATGGGGGCAGGTGGGAGCACCGATACAGGGGGTCTTAGCAGCGTAGGGCATTAGAAAATCAACGTTGCTATCCAACAGGCCAGCCCCAAGGCAGTAAGGTTGAGCCTAGGGTGAGAGACATTCAGCCCTGCTAAAATGAACAGGACAAAGGCAAATACGAGAAGCACGGTGTGCAGCATGGCTGTTTCTTCTTTCCTAAAACCGTAGTTCCGACAGCATGTAACAGGACAGCCCCGCATACGCAAAGCTGGCCGCAAAGGGCAAATCGCGACGCGCCATGAGGCTCCCCACCACAAACAGCACGAATGCGAAAACGAGCAAGATTTGATGAATCATAAAGACTTCTGTTCGCTTTGGTCGTACGGGACGAAAGTCATTCGTGACGCCGTACGCCTATAGCTTTTTCACCGTACTGTCGAACGCCTGCACCGTGAGCTCCCGAATACTCACCGCATCCGCGCCTGGTCGTACCCAGACAGACACTGGAGACTGTCGAACTTCCACTAACCCATACGGAATGGTCAGATCCTCCCCGACCATGACACCGTGGGCGGCTGCACGCTGATGAGCAAAGTCGCCAAGGGTGATGTCCATTACCGGCTCTGTATCAGCACCTTAAACGACGCATCCTTGACCTGGCTGGGGCTTTCATTTGTGGTGATGCGATTCGTTACCGTGTATTTCGCCCCTAACGTCCCGGCCAGTAAGCGTAACTGCGTGCCTCGGTTGTCCACTGTTACCGTGCGCTCGAATTGCGCCGTGGCCTGAGCCGCTGTGAGTAAGGCCTCGTTATCCTTCGTCAAGACCGCATCAGGGCCGACAATAAAGAAGCTCTGCGAGGCTATCTGCACCCCGGCCCGCAGATGTTCCACATCCCAGTCGATAGCAAACAGTTCTGAGGAATTGGGGTCTTTGACTATCAAGCCGCCTGCGCGAATCGTTCTCGTCATGATTCTCTGCTTTGGTCGTACAGTTCGTGCGTACTAATCAGGCTCGTCGCCTCGTCGCAATGTCTGCGATAATTTGTTTCACCTCAGCCCGCCATGTCTCGACGCGAGATTGCCACTCACGAATAATCTCGGCACGTTGCGCATCGTCGCTGTATGAGAAATCAAATTCGACGAGACCATCCGGTATGTTTTCAATAAAATCTTCGACCCCAATGGTGCTCAACCGAACCTTGTGTCCTTTCGTCGTGACACGCATGCCTTTGATATGCCAGTAGGGTTTCGCTGCTTCGTCCACAACGTGTAACTGAGCAACCCCGTCCCAGTACGCAGCCATACACTCGACGGTGTAGACCTCTTTGTTGTCCACAACTACAGGAACATCCCCGGAGGGGTCTTGGCGCTGAAGTTCGGCTATTAGTTCTCGCGTCGTCATACATCCACATCCGGGGGGAACTTCGGCACAACGATGATCGTCGGCCCGGCTTGCACCGATCCTGTGGGAGATTTCTCCACTACAATCGTGTCCGCCCACGCCCCAACCACAATCACATCAGGCCAGCCTGGGACTTGAATAATCCAACTCGGCAAGCCAATCGCCGCCAAGATCTCCGCATAGGGCGGGAGCACCATCGAGGACGGTGCGCCAACAGGGACAGCTTTGCCCGGAGGCGCTTGCGGCAACCACGGCAGATCCGACCGGCCTGCGGGATACGGCTGAATGGGCGAGACGAGCCGTGAACGGACCAGAATCAGCGGTTGATTGGCGTCGGACGGTAGACGGAACCAGCCGGTATCGACCTGCACACGAATCGGCTGAGCCAGTGACGAGAGGCTTGTAACAGGTGGTAGCACCAGCGACGGAATCGGCGCCCAACGAATCAGCGTGCCCGTCGTGACCGGATACGCCAACTGCGACGGCTGCGCTTGAATCAACCGAACCAGCGTCGGCTGTTGCGGCCACCAGAGCGCGGACGTCGGCTGTAAGGGAACGGCCAACTGCGACAGAATCAGCAGCGGTCGCACTTGTCCCGCGGGCACTTGCGGCACCCATGGCATCGTCACCACACCCGCGGCAGGCGTGGTGGGATTCAAGGCCAGCGAGGACTGGTAGAGGTACAGCGGTCGAACGAGCGGCCCACCCGTCAACAGCCACGGCAGATTCGATCCACCCGCCGTGAACGGGAGCATCGGCTTCGCATAGACCGGCTCATACCGGGCGACGGGCAAATAGACGACTTGGCCCGGTGGCACCAGCCACGGCATCGTCACCAGTTGGGCGGCTGGGGTTGTGGGATTCAGCGCGAGCGAAGACTGATAGAGATAGGACGGCCGAATCAGTGGAGCGCCAGTGAGCAACCACGGCAAATCTGACCGGCCCGCCGTAAAGGGCAGAATCGGCTTCGCGTAGGTAGCCTCGTACCGGGACACCGGCAGGAAGACCAGACTGCCTGACGGCATGAGCCAAGGAATAGTGACCGCTTGTGCAACGGGCGTAGTCGGATTCAGCGCAACAAGCGAGCGGATCGGAACAACCGGCTGAATCAGCGGACTGCCCGTGAGCAGCCACGGCAGAGTCGAGCTCTGATTGATGGGTTCCGCAATGACAGAGGGCTGCGCTTGCGGCAGACGAGCGGCATCGACCGAATCCGTGGCCACCCATCCACCAGGACCACCCGCCACGGGCAACGCAAGGCTCGAGACAATCAGGAACGTTGGGCGTGCGGCTTCGATGGAATCCGAACACCAACCGGGTAATCCCGCAACGGGAGGTGCGGCCAGCGTTGAAGTAATCGGTGGAACAAGCTGAATCGAATCCGGCGTGCGAGAGAACCACCAGTTGATCCCGGCCGGTGCTTGCACCGTCAGCGGAGCCGCCACCACAGACGGACTGGCTACGATCTGTCTATTCAGATCCGGAAGGCGTGGCCACCAACCCAGTCCACTGCCCACCGCCATCGGGCCAGCAATCGACGCATTGTGAATCGCCGGCCGCGGGATGAGTTGTCCGCCCGTGTCGTCGGCCGTCGCGCCATCGGCAACAATCGCCCCGGTGATGGGCGCAACAATCTGGGAGATAACCGGTAGCGGGAGGAATATCGGATCAGGCTGACGCGGGAAAATCCAATTCACCCCAGCCGGAGCAGGAACGGTCAGCGGCTTGGCGTAGAGATTCTCAAGGCTGGGAACTGGACGAACAAGATCCGGGACACGCGGAATCCACCAGCGGAGACCGGGGGCCACCGGCAGCGCAATATTCTTCTCACCCGCAGTGTCTACACGGCGGACCAGATCGGGAAGGCGCGGAATCCACTGCACGCCCGTCCCAGTCGTTACGGGATAGACAGTCTGGGATTGGACAACGCGAACGGGCTGGACTAACGCGGGTGTCTGCGTGGCCCACGCGGGCTGATTCGGAACCGGGGCCGCTTGGACGACCGGGACAAATGCGAGGACGCACGCCGCCGCAACGACGGCGGAGGCCGCGCGGACAGGTTGGCAGCCCCACGCCGACACATTCGGCGTCGGAGCCACCACCACATCGACCATGCCCCGCTTGATAATCGGGGGGAATGGATCGCTACGTCCCAGTCGAGCCATCTACCTCACACCTCGAATACAATCCAGACCGTCATGTTCACCGTCGTGCCGAACGTCACCCTGACTCGAAAATAGTTCTGGGGTGTCACACTGAACTCTCGACCGAGCGGCCACTGATAGGCGTACTGATTCGTCGGCGCGATCAAGGCCGAGTCCGCCGCGCGATACCCCGCCACCGTGCCTTCAGTCACCGCCGCCGTCGCAAACCCGGAAGTCGTGGTGCTGAGATTAAGTGGGGCACCCGTCGATCCCGCCGTCTGCGCCGTGCTGTTGTAATTGCCGTAGGCCATGACATCAGCGGCGGCATAGGCCGTACTCATCGTCGCCGCGGCGGTGTTCTCGAACAGTTCCACCTGGCCAGGAAGCGCCGCCGCAAACGCGTCGAAGGAGCAGCCCCAGGCTACGACCATGCCTTGCACACCCGACGCAACCCTGAGTTGCACCATCGTGCGAATGGCGGTCCCGGTGGGTTGCTTGACGGGTGCCGCGGTCGTGGGCGCCGCACAATTCAACACGATGTAGCTCGCTGATGCCGCCATTAGCGCCTCTTTCCATTACCGGACAGCCAGTCCTTCGGATCGGCTTCAATTGTGTCGCGTGGAATCGTAATCATGGGCGATTGCGCCTCTTGCACCATTCGCAGCGTGGCGAGTAAATCACCGGGCGACAACCGGAGAATCAAGGCTTGCACCCACTGAACCAGCGTGGCTGTCACCCGTTCACCGGAGATGGTGGTAATCGTGATGAACGGATTACTCGGATCCTGCATCAGTACGTCCCCGCCCGATTGACCGCTTGCCGAATATTGAGCACGCGATTGGGAATCGACGCAACCACGGCCGGCACATACTCCACGACCGCCCACATATGCGACACGAACACATCAGGCGTGGCATCTGGAGCCCTCACGCCGATCTGCGCGGTATCCAGCAACGCACGGGTCCATGCCCCGCCTGCTTGCGGATCGGTATAACTCGTCAACTGGTAATTCGATGGCACGGTGTCATCATTGGTGAACCACGACGCACTCGCCTGCGAGATCGTCCCACTCTCCACGATGGTACCGGCCGACTGCGATTTCAGCCCAATCACCCAACTGCAGGCGGTCGAGGAGAGGCCCGTGACACGAATCCCGACCTGCACTAAGGTGATCGTGTCCGTCGCCCCGATGCCCGGCACGCTGCCATCTTCCAGCGCAAAGTACGGCACGCGATTCGTGCTGCCGGTGCTGGCGACGATCAAGACGACGTAACTGGTCGCATCATCCGGCGTCGGTTTCTCATCGACTTGCAGCGCGGCGCCTTGTCCGGCGGTGGGGCCGGTATCCCAATCCGTCGCTTGGATTCCACGATTCGTCGTATCCCCATCCCCATTGACAAAGAGATGCACGATTTTTCCGTCACCGGGATAGGAGTTCTGCTTCGTCCCGGCCGTGTCATTGATGGCGAGATCATCAAAGTCCGCCTGGAGCGTCATATTCGTCCACGTCGCCTGATTTCCCACAAGCAAGTCGTTGTAGCCGGTAGTCCCGACGACGCCAGTGCGTGTCCCGGTCTGTACACCATCCACCAACAGCGTCCAGGTCGTCGATCCCACCGTCGTGCTGTTGATTCGCAGTTCCAAGCGATACCATTGCCCAATCGTCAAGGTGGTCAACGATCCATATAACGTCAGATCACCGCCATAGAGACCCACTTCACCGGCCGATGTGAGGCCAATAAGCGCCGACGAAGCTGCCGCATTCAGCGAACTTGGAAAACAAATCGCCGTCACTGGAGGCGTGCCGGAGAGAATCGTGAGCGTGTTGAGTCGAAAATACAGCCGGTAGTAAATATCTTCTGCGGTACGCACAGATCGATACGGCCAATCCAGTGAACCCGCGGCGTCCGTCGTGCGGAATCCATACGTCCCGCTGCGCGCCGCCGCCGTCGCGATCGTCACCCCCCCGGTGAGCGTGAACACCTCTTTCGTCGCGCCGTTCAACTCCGCGCCGCAGGACATGAGTCTCGCCATACTCAGAACGGCACAAACGCGTCGAGCAATTGCTGCGTCGTCAAGGTCAACGGAATCGTATCCCCCGGCTTCGCCGCGACAAACTCCACCGCCCCATTCTCCTGAGCAAAGACTTTCAGCTTCGGCAGCATCACCGCGTGGGTATAGGGTCCACCCGGCCCATTGAAGGACACCTGCCGATAGCCCGCATTCTGCCGCGTCAATTCGATCCGCACGTTGTTCACCACGATTTCATCCGCCACCCCGATCCACACGGTCACTCCGATCTCCGTGCCTTTCAGCACGTAGCGATTGAAGATCGTCGGATCGCTCGGTTCCGGATCACGCCCTTCCAGATAGAAATCGATCGCATCGGAGATCGTCTTCAGTTGCTGCTTCGTGCTTGTCCCATCCACGGTGAGGAGAAAGGCATAGGTGATCATGCGGGATACGCCTGGAACATCGCCAGCAATTGCAACGTGGTGAGCACACCCGGCACATCTTCCGGAATCAAATGCCAGTATTTAACCGCGCCATTTTCGGCGGAGAATTGCAACAGACGGGGCGTCATGTTCGCGTGGACCCACGGGCCACCCGTCCCGCTAAACGACACTTGCCGATACGCCGCATTCTGTCGGGTCAATTCGATTCGGACCGCGTTCGACACATCTTCATCGGCCACCCCGATCCAGACGGCGATGGTGATCTCCTGGAGCTGGCCGTTCACGTCGAGATACGTCGCATCCTTGAGCACATAGCGGTTGAAGATCGTCGGATCGGAGGGTTCCGGATCGCGCCCCACGAGGTAATAGTCCAGCCCGTTGGACACCGTGCGGACATCGTTTTTCGCACTCGTCCCATCGACCGTGAGGAGAAAGGCGTAAATCATCGCATCCCCATAAACCGGAAGACCCGACCCCAGCCGAGCTTGTTGCGGATCTTGCTTTCCTGTTCGTCCAACCAGAGTTCAAACGGCCGGCACCGCCCCGCGTGATGGCAGCGAAGACAAATCAGTGACGAGCACCGCCCACAGAAACACCCGCCTTCTTCCCGGTAGACGCCGGGTGTCTCCGTGGGCAAGAGATAGATCGTGCTCCCTGTCCCTGGCTTGACCTTCGTGTGCGCGCCACAGTGCCCACACTGCACCGTGTCATGCTCCAGCTTGCGCGGCAGTTCAGGGTCAACAACGACGATGTAGCCGTGCGGTTTGTACACGACGCCGACTTACTCCTCGTGCTGCAGGTTCCCGGCATATGTCGCCGTATTCGCCGCGGACAAGCCCAGCCCGATCCCGTTGGAGGCTGTGGCTGGTGACACAAACTCCTTGCCGGGATTCGCGTTGAACTGCCACGACGCTCTGCCGTTCAGCGGTTCGCGGTAGAGTTCCGCGCCCGCCGCGAACGACGCCGCGTCTGCCGTGATGAGATGCTTCGATGTGCAGAACGCCACCGCATCACCGGGGTCCAGCGGAGCCGGGGTCACCGCCGTGCCGGTGGCTGTGCCGGTCACGCGGTGGATCGTGTACTGATGCACGCCGTCATTGGAGGCCGCCGTGCAGCCGATACCGAAGCTGAACACCTTGGAGCGCCGAATGCCTGTCGCCGCCGCTGCGATGAGTTCCACCACTTCCAGCACGTTGTCTGCGCCCGTCTTGTTGAATGCCGTTCCGTAATTCGCCATCGTCCATCCTCACTGTTCTTGTGCGGAACGCGCCGCACCGCACTCCACCGTCTACGCTGCCGCTTTCATCGGGGGGACAAATCCCGAGTTGAAGTTCGTCGCGCCCCGCTCCCCTTGCACGTTCGTGTGACGTGGCAACCACGGTAACTTCGGGTTACCCGATCCCGCGAAATCCCCAGCCGCCCACGACTCCCACGCCCCGGTCGTGCCTTCAATCCCGACACCCACATTGGTGCCACCAACAATCACCCCATCAATGGCGGGATCGGTGAAGCTGAGCACGTTGGTGCCGCCGTTCCGGTTCGCCGTGATCGTCGTGCCGATGACCGAAAACCGAATCAGGTCGCCCACCATATAGGGAGAAATCACGTCCTGCAGGAGCGTGAAAGCTCCACCGATCACCTTCTGCACGGAGAAATGGGTGCCCTCTCCACCCCCCGGTGTGAGCTGCCCGAAATAGAAGGTGTCCGTCGCATTCATCCGAAACAGCAAGGCCAATCCCCCAGTACCTCCAGGCGGGGCCACCCCGATCACGCCCTCGACGTACTGATCCACCGCACTGGTCCAGCCCGCGCCAGTCCATCGATCCCCATTGTCCCCAGCCGCCGTGCCCTTCGCCTGATTGCTCACGATTTGGAGCGCCGTAAAACCAGTCGCGGCGACGGTGGACCAATTCGCTCCGAGCGTGCCGGCATCGGCGCGATTGAACGTGTCGCTGATCCGCTCGACTGGCATTAGGCATTCACCGCCGAATAATCACGTTGACCGGCGATGGCGGCGGACCATACTCCAGTAGGTCAACGGCGGAAAAAGGGACGGATACCACTGCGCTTTCTTGCTCCTGTGCCGTAGGATTGCCGCTCTGATCCAGCACAAAGTTGAACGCCGACAGCCGTACGGTATGGCTGCCCCTCGTCACCCCGTTCACTGTCCGGTAGGTATAGGGCATCTTCCCGGCATTCGGGGTGCCCGTGCCACACACCGGACTCGAGGTCACGCTGATTTTCGTTTTGGTCGTCGCATCCACCTGGAAATAGAACCCGTCAATCCGCGGTGGCACCAACGTTGGATCTGTGGAACTCGCCGGAACCAAGGCATCCATCAACCACGTCACCGTATAGGGCGCGCCACTCGTCACCACAAAGGGCTGCACGCCGGTCATACAGGGATCGGTCTGAGCCGAGACGATCGACGCTTGAAGCACGAACAGAAGCGCCACGACATATTTCATTCAGGACTCCTGTGCTAACCACGCCCACGTCTCACGCGTGAGGACCGAGATGATCGTCCCGCGCGTCACATGGAAGCGTGGCGCTAACATCCGCGCCTGTTGATACCGTGGCAGCGTCGGTCGTGCGGCGGACCACTGGCGAATGGCCTGGACTTCCACCGCAGCCAACTTGTGACCCGCCAGCGGGCAGCGGGTATGCCACAACCCGGAAATCGGCAAGACCCGATGCTGACGAATGGGCCGCATGATCATGCGTAACTCAGCACCACGACAATGGCCGTGTCCGGTTCTACCGGATCGCCATTGGGCCGCTTTACATAGATCCGCTTGGTCATCGGATCGTGTGTCAGCCCTTGCGACATGTACGGATGGCCCGTGCCAATGTCCTCGCCGGCATCGAGTAACAGGGGCGTGATGTCCCACAGCGCATGCGGGACGACCTGCCAGCTTTGCTTCGTGCCGTTCGCCACTTGCTCGAGCTGGTGGAGGTCGGTCACATACAGCCCTGAGCGATACGGTGGGGCATGGTTCCCTTGGCCGGGATTCGCGATGTCACTGGGATCAACGCCGTAGTGCCACGGGGATTGCCCGAAGGTATAGAGCTGCAACAGGGAGTCGTAGCCTTCGGGGATACAGCAGCCGTGCCCGAAGAACACCCCACCGGACCAATAGGGCTGATCCGTCCACGGCATCGACGGCACACCGGGAATCAATCCCGGTTGGCCTTCGTAGTAGGCGAGCCGTTTACCATCCTCGAATGGATAGAACTGCAGCAACCTGTAATTCAGCTCGGCTGGAACTGCGTAAAAGTCCGCAACACCCCACGAACAAGCTGACGGCCCTTGTGAGCACCGGGAGATAATCGACACGCCTGTCATACCGGACAACATCGTGCCGCGCAGCTTCGTCTGCCAAGCCAGCGGAATGCGCCCCAGCGCCCCGCCAGCAATCGCTGAGACTTGGGCTGGCCCTAACCCGCCTTCGACCTTCCCTGTGTCACTCAGGTCAACGGGACGCCGGAAGATGAACTTCTGGAGCGCGTTCGTGGAGTCGTAGTTGATGTACCACGTCGCATAGAGTTTGCCGTCCGGCCCGACTTCGATGTCGCCCAAGGTAATCGGCACATGCCAGGCGTTCGTGCCATCCCGCGGCGTGTCGCGGTCAATCACGCCTTCATCAAACGCGGCAAAGGGCTGGAGGAAGCTGGCGACTGGCGCTGAACTACGCGTCAAGCCCAGAGTGGGTATGTCGATTTCCGCGACCGTTGGCCCGCCGATGTTGGTGTCGGTGTCTTGTCCTGTCACGAACAGCGAACCTTTGCCACCGTTCCCGGCTGGGTTGAACGCAATCCCTGGCGTGAACCCGCCCCGCGCAAAGGTGGACACACCGACTCGGGCCGTGGGTAAGCGAATGAACCCGACGCGCTTGAGCTGCGACTTCTGCAACTGCCCCGCGGTTGGCACCGGCGGCAAGGGCACAGGCGGCGGATCAGGTGGCAATGGAACTGGAACTGGCGTGAGCAGAATCGCCACGGCTGCAGCAAACGTCTGCACGTCGGCCAGATTGTCCGTGAAGGCCTGCTTGATTTTCTTCGTGGCAGGCCACTGCAGCGCGGTCTTGGTCCGCGACGCGATGCGATCGACGAGCGTCTGGAGCTCGCTGGGTAGACTCATCGCGTCATAAAGCGCACCGGTGGAGTAGTAGGGCTGGGAAACCTACACCGCTACAGCGTGTAGCTTAGAGGCTAGTTAGTGGGAAGGCTAGCGCACCTTTGTATATATGCGCTTTGTGTAGTTTGTGCGCTATGTGGTGGCACGTGGAACACTGGCGTGTTGCGAATCGATTTGCGATTGCCGAATCCGCTTACGACGATAGGGGCCTATCTCCTCATAGACGATGTGACCCTTCGCCATCCAGCGCCGTAAGGTTTCAATAGAAACACCGAGACGCTTCGCCGCGACAGTCGGTCGCAGGAGCGGATCACTCGGAGGCAACGACGAGGCTTCAGGCTGTGGCATGACCTTGTCCTGTAGTCCCTAGCAAACCCAAAGTCTTCAGCTCTTGATCTTCTCGTCTGGTCGCGCTGGGGAGGCGGACGCCAGCACCGCTCGAATGTCTCGCACCAACGGTTCAAGGTACAGCGTCACGATTCTGGCTTTCCCCTGCTCGATCAACGATTGCGCTTCATGCTCAAATACCTGTTCCAGCCGTGCGGTGAGGGCGGCGAGGGCTGATTCGGCGGCGTCGGCACGCTGTTCACTAGCCAGTAAAATCTCGTTCATCGCGCCAATCTCGAACCGCGCGCGCGGCTCAGCGGCGTCTCGCTCGACTTCGACGTGCGCGAGGCGGTCCAGCAGCCAATGAGCATCATCAGCATTGATGAGCGACAGAGTATTCGCTCGCTGTCGGATCGCGGCGATCCGCTCAGGGACGGGAGACGCGGACATCAGACCATGCCTTTCTCGCGCTTCAGATGCCGTGCTGACTCGGACTCCCCAGCTACCGCATCGGCGGCTTCTGGTTCCTCGACGGGCTCGTAAGTGGCGACGAAGATGTCAGGCTTGCATGGATAGAACTCGCCTTTGACGCCGCGAATAACCCAATCGAACGGATCGACGCGCATCACGCCTTCGAGCGTCTGAATAGCCAACGTTGCCAAGTCCAAATCCATCACCGCCGCCGCCCCGATAAACTCGGCGCATTCCAGCATGGAGACATGGCCGCCCATGAACCGCAAGGCCTCAATCACGACGGGCTTTTTTCTGAATTTCGTCATCGTTCACGAATCTCCATCCTTGCGATGCGGTACGGGAGGATCAGCGCGCATCTCCATCGTGTGTCCGCGCGCAAAATCTTTCGTCATCTCTCTCGGCATTAGGGCTGCTCCTCTGAGGAGACCGGCGCGGCGGGAAGGGGTAACGCGCCCGACGCGGAGATGAACTTCTCCGTATTGCTCACGGTGGAGATTCCAGACACCGCCTCGCGACGGCTCTCGTGGCGCATTCCGCGCCCGACTCTGAGCGTGTTCTGAGCGGCGTTAACGTCCCGCTCATGCGCCGCACCACAGGCGGCACACGTCCAATGTCTAACCTTCAGCCCTGCCCAGCCGGTCGGACCCGTGCGGGCCAAACACACCGAACAGGTGCGAGTGGAATTCCGAGACGCAACCTCGACGAACTCGCGACCGCCTGCACGGCTCTTGTACGCGAGCATTGACCGAAGCTGGTAATGAGAAGCGCTAGTGACTGATTTGCCGAATCGGCGCGCAAGATTACCGTGTGTATCCTTTGACCAGGCAATCAGGCGGTTCTCTGCGACTAGACGCCGCGAGAGTTTATGGTTCCGATCCTTCCGCTGATTCGCAGTGCGTTCGTGCAGCCGCGCAACCAACCGCGTGCGTGTCCCTCGTTGCGCTTGCCCTATCCGTGCTTCGGTGGCACGAAGCTCGTCGGGATGATCGACTACCTCTCCGGCGGATGTGGTGAGCAGGCTCGAAAAGCCCGGATCGACTCCAACCTCACCGTTAGCGATCAGCGCAATCGGCGCAGGTTCGGCTTGAATAAACAGGCAGAGATACCAGCCTAACGCACGCTTCACGATGCGAGCGCATCCGATGCGTCCCGCTTGAATCTCCTGTTTGTGAAATCGAAGGCGCGGCATACCAGGGAAACCAATTCGATCGCTGACCGGCCGTTTAAGTCCGTGCGTGGTTGGAATGCTATTCAGGCGATTGCGTCGGCCTTTTAGGCGAGGGGGTCTATTCTGGCGTGAGTAACAGCGCTTCCACGCGTCATAGGCTTGATCCGCAACGCCTTGTAAGACATGCAGCGGAATACCCATACGCAAGCTGTGGCCGTTCAACAACTGCTGGAATCCGTACCGCGAATAATAGACTCCGTGCGAGGCATCAGCTTCGATCTTCTTGATCGCCCAATTCCACACACCGGTGAGCCGAAACAACCACCGATTTAGTTGCCGTTCTTGGGCAGGTCGAAGCTTCAGTTTTATCTGACACTGAATCATTTGTCGTCGTTTCCAACCGGCGCGGAGAGCAGCGCCTCCAACCTATCCGCGAGTAGGTGATTCATCCCGATTGGCATCGGCTCAGGTGATCGCAGATACCGCACGACAAATTGCAAAGTTTCTCGCAGGGAGGATCCGGCCTCGACGCCAGCCGCCGGTGAGGATGTGTCGCGTTCGTTCGTCATGGTTTGCCTGGTTCTAAAGTCCGAGAGTCATGCGGACGGCTCTACGCCTGGAGTGACATCGAGGTACGCTTCGATGAAGGCTTGCGCGACTTGCGGGACGATGGCATTGCCGAAGCCGCACAACTGAGCCACTCGTCCGGGTATCCCATCAGCCAGCAGGGAAAGGCCGGGTTTAATGCGCCATTGAGCACGGTATTGCCGACCGCCTCGCGCAACTTCTGCCTCGATCGCGTTCCACCCCACTTGCAGAGGGCCGCTCCACCAGAATCGGTGATAGCCGTCGGCGTCGGCCATCCACGCACGATCGCCTTCGCCATGACTTGCAGCGACGTAATCGCCGTCCGGTTGCCGCCCATGCGCGCCTTCATCGCCAGATGCGCCGCCGGACTCTTGTTGTCGTCGTTCGCGACCGGCGTCGGCCACGAAGAAATGCCGCTGCCTGGCGTGCGGCGCGGAGACGCCCGCTGCACACAGATTCGCAGCCCCGAAGGAATAAGCTGCCGTCTCCATATCACGGTGAACTCTGGCGAGCCATATCCGCCCATCCGCGCTCGCAACCTGCTCTCCAAAGACGACTGGAGGCGCGCACTGCCCAATGAGACGAAACCAGATCGGCCACAGATGCCGCGCATCATCTTCGCCGTCGCCTTTTCCGGCAACGGACCACGGCTGACAGGGGCAGCTTCCTGTCCAGACTTCGCGCTCGTTAGGCCATCCGGCGAGTCGCAGGGCGTAGCTCCAGCCTCCGATCCCGGCGAAGAAATGGCACTGGACGAATCCTCGCAGGTCGGTGGGTCGAACATCGACGATTGACCGGGTATCGACTTCGCCATCAGCAATCAGCCCCGCCTTGATTAACTCTCGCAACCATGCGGCTGTTTTCGGATCGTTCTCGTTGTAGTAGGTGCTCACCGTTCTAAACGGCTCGCAATGTCTTCAAGTGTTGATGCAACCGTGTTCGGAATCTCCCAAGATGCCGACGAACCGTCACGGACGCGAGCGGCGTACGTCCGAAGAAACGCGGCGTCTCTCAATGGCCCGCTCTCAGTAGTCATGTACGTCATCAGCGATGAGCCTAGTTCTTTTTCGGCTACCTGAAGCCATTCTTCAAGGCTGCGATTCTCCAGCATCCATCCTTGTGCCTTGCACTCCCAGACAATGAAATGCAGCAGGCCGCGCGCACGTTGTAGTGGCGACAGCGCAGCCCACTCGATCGCGCCATCAGCCAACATCTGACGAATCTCAGCAATCACTTCCGGTGTGAACTCTGGCTCGTGATGTATCATTCAAGAACCCCCAGAGCCGCTATGCTCTGACAGGCGGCCTTCAAGGCCGCTTTCTCTTTCCGGCGCGGTCGTTCTAACCATCTCGTTTTGCGATGCGGAGGACTGGAGGTGCCCAACCGCCGCCTGATTTCCTCGGCGCGCTAAAATCTTGCTCTTCTCACGTCAACGGAATCACGGCCGATCTCCGCCTGGAGAGACGCTTGCGCTTCCCGGCGATCCACCCTGCACGATAGCCTGATTTCCAGTCTTCACTCCGTATGACGGCATGGTGGGCTTTGAGTCCTCCACGTCTTCCGGCTTCTCGCGCACGCGGATCGCCTTTGGGAAAGCCTTGCGCCATTACTCGTCCTTCCCGGCTTGCCGCATTTTTACGTCCTGCCGAGTCTCGAGCATACGCATGCCGTGGTTCCAATGGTTGAGGCACGTCCCGCCGTGGAGCTCCTGGCATTCCTCGGTCCAATGCCGCTTATGGATTGGCGCTGTCTCGTACTCGTCAAGCCACCGGCCGGCATTCAACCAGGTGGAAGCGTGCGCCCAATCCGCATACGACGGCTTCCCCTGAATGTACCGTCGCACCCCGTCTACCAAATCAGCGAACGTCGCTGCCTTGCGCGCCTTCATAAAGGCTTTCTGCGCGGCGAGTTTGGCTATATGTCTCGGGTAGACAGCCCAAAATGCCTCAAATTCTTCAGCGAGTGTCATGCGCTGCGCCGCCGTTTCTACAAGAGGAACACCACGGCCTTTCTTTAGGGGATAACCACCGCACGCCAGCGAGCTTGCCGCACCCTTCTATGCGGAAGAAGTTCAAAAACTTCTCGGCGGTGCCTCACCCTTGCGGGTTATCCCTCAAATTGGGTCGCAGGCCGTATGCGTTGCCCAGACACCGCGCCTCTCTCCGGGGTCCTGGCTGATAACCGCACGCCAGTCTGCGGACGATTTCAGGGCTTCAACCTGCGGTGTCGTCAACCTTCGGGCGCCCTACAAACTACGTAGTCCCTCGCGTGGAGGCTGCTTTTACGTATCGCGCTCAGCCTGAAGCGCCGTTATTCCCTGACCCGTCGCTAACGTTGAACCCGTACTCGAATGTGATCTGGAGTCCGTCGTCTGTTGAAGCTGTCGGTAACGCCAGCCCAGAAGCGGCAAACTTTCGCACCATCTGTTGCACGATCGCCGCTTTCAGATCGCCCCACGGCAAGGCCACATTGACCGTAACGTAGCCGTTGTTCTGGGCCTCCTTGCGCGGGAACCGACGCATCCAATCAGAGCGGTTACAGTAAAACGCTTGCCGCAACAGTTCGAATGGAAGCAGGTAACATTTCTTCGCGCTCGGTATGGCGTAGGCGATAAAGTCGCACCGCTTGTTCGCATCTAACGTCCAGCCGATCCTGTTGCGCGGGTCCGCTTCTCGATAGAAGACACTCCACTCCTCAAGTAAGACGTCGCCGTAATCCTTCGTCCGTTTCTTCTCATCGATCGTGTGTTGCTGGCCGTTCGCACGAATTACGATCCGATCGATCCCGTGCCGCTGGCCGTCGCCGTGGCGATCAACACGCACACAGTTCGCCATGTCCGGCCAGAGGCGCTGATAGAACTCCACCCAACTCGGCTCATCGCTTAAACCTGCTGAATACTCCAACGACTCCGCGAACGAATGGACTATGCCGCTTGATTGCCCCACGCCTTCCAACCCGTTCGCGGTGAACGACAGAACAATTCAATTCGCTGAAACTCCGGATACATCGCCTCAATCAATTCGTAAAACACTGGGGGCTTCGCGCTGTGCTCGCCCCGAGGCGCTGTCACAACCGAGTCAGGACGAACAGCCGGCTCAGGAACTGGCGGATTACCTTTCGTGGCAATCAGCAATAATTCGTGCCTTTGCCGCGCGTAGTAGCCCATCCCGATCTGATCCTTCACCCACACCATCGACGTGCGATAGACGAAGCCCCAGGCATCCAGCACGCGCATGGCCTCGGCCAACTTCGGACTCGTCGCCCACAGAAACAACACGGCATCGGGAGTCGCGAGGGCTGACACAGGCAACGCGCAGATGTCGTCCAGTTCCATTGTCGGATACTGGTTCTCGATCGCCCTGTTCTCGGTTTTGATGTGCTCGTACCGCCAGGGAGGATCGGCGTAGATGACTGGAAAGGCTTCAGCCTGATTCAGTTCGGTATTTCCGCGGCTGATCTCGACAATGTTGTCGATACGCTCTTGCCGCCGCTCAGTTTGCTTTTTTGTTCGGAGAACTTCGGTGAGGTTCTGCTCACGCTGCGCGATAGCTTCACGCGTCTCTACTGGTAGCGCGGCAAGCTGTTGAGCTATAGCTGAGGTCTTCCAGGATATATCGAGGTCTGATAAATCTACCGTTGTGGAAGTTTTTTGTGGACGGCCTCTCTTACTTATCTGCCCTGCTTCTTGTGCAGCCGAAATCAATTCACCAAGTCGTGCTAGCGCCCGCATTTTGATCGCGTGCGCGAAACCGATCACTTCCTCGCCGAGCTGTTGGCGTTTTGCGAATACCTGCTGCGCTGCCGCAGCGTCCATTACCAGCTTGACTTGATCGACAGTGACCGCAACGCCGAGCGCCTTCTCAGCTTCAAGTAGTCGTTGAATAACGCGATCGCCAGCGACATGGACAGGGAGCGCAGACGCCTTCTGTAGTTTGGTAGACTTGCGAACAACCATCAGCCGTGCTCCGTGAAAGCCGGTGAAGTGGCCAGGGACGGCCCAGCGTTTCCGCGCTGATCCGTCCCGCTCATTCTCCGCTGTTCGCTGAGGAATTTCAAGATCTTTCGCCTATATTTTCGTGATCAATTTCAGCACGTCGTCAGGCGTGCGCAGCACGTAGATCGGCCCACCGCGCCACGTCTTGTGAAACTTGGATTGTCCAGGCTTCACCTTCCCCTTCAGCGTCTTGACTTCAGCCAGTTCGGTGCGTCCCTGAAATCCGATCACCCCGTCTGGTCCGTCCGTCACATTCAGCGGCAACCACTGCCCACCGCACTGACGAATCACCTTCACCAGCTCTGGTTCATTTGCGTCACGCTTCGCGCGTCGGCGGTACGGCATTAGCGCTGCCTCGTAAACCCCAGCACGCCGTTGGCGTCATCGCCCTCAATGAACAGCCGGTAGCCATGTAGATCCGCATGACAGATCGGGCACAGCAACAGGACGTTGCGCTCTGTCTCGTCATGTGCGCGACTGCGAAAACGCAAGTGGTGGTGATGCAGTCCTGGTCCTTTGCGATGGCACGCGCGGCACTGGTGCTTGTCTCGCTTGGAGACGAGCCGGTATACGACACGTCTATACGCTTCTTTCAGCTTGCGAGCGTCCAGCTTCTCAGCGGCACGACTCAGCGGCTTCGGTTGGGCAGTCGGCAGCATCAGCGCCAGTCTTTCCCTTCGCCGTCATACCGTGCGGCCGCGCGTTCGTAGGCTTCATCGCAGTCGTAGTCCGCGCACTGCTGATGGAGCGTCACGTCGATGTATTCAGCCGGCGACCAGTGCGTCTGCCGTGCCTCTAAGACGGTCTGTGTCACCAGATCCTCGTCAGCGATCGGCTTCCCGCAGACGGCACAGGTGTTCATTAGAACGGCACCCGCTCGCCTTCCTCGGCAAGCTGTTCGCGCTGCTGAAAGACGGGCCGGAGTTCCGTCAGGTTCTTGCCTTCGATGACGGCCTCCACTTCCCGGCCGTCATGGGCAAAACTTTCCGCCGCCTGGAACACCGACTTGCTGAACGTCGTCGCCTCACGGCCATCGCTGAACTTGACGGCGTAGAGCGTCCACGGCCCCTTGGCGTTCTCCCCGGTCTTGGCGACCTTGGCGATCGTCACGCGCAATGCACCTGGCTGTAGGGGCTCCTGAGCACGTCGTGGAACCTGTCGCGCTTGCTGCGCTGCTGCGCTGGCTTCGGGCTGTGCCGCGTTCCCGTCGTCATCGTCGTCAGGAGCGATGCCCACCATTGACGACAACCCGTATCGCCTGCCATACGTACAGGCCGAGCCGATGCTCTGCGGACTGTCATCCTTCGCGGTCAGCGTCAGGTCTTCACTGATCCATTCCCCGGAACTGTGCGCCAGAATCGTCGTCACCGTCACCGACGCGCCCTGGCCTTTGATCGGCTGGAGGACGCACAACTCGTACTTGCTCAACGGCCCACGGCACGCCTCCCACACTGACGCGAGGTCGGCATACTTGCTTTTGAAGAACGGGTTGACGGCATCCTTCGTCGCCGCGCCCATTTCGCCCTGAGCTTTAGCCAGCGCCGCCGCCAGCGCACCGATAGAGCTCGAGCGATTACCAATCACCGCCACGACGGACGCTTCCTCATTCGCCAGCATGGGGCACGCTTTCTGGTTGAACACCTGGGTTGTAAACGACGCCTCGTCGTGCCAAGTCTTGCTGTAGCGGGGTGGTAATGGCTTCGCCATACAAGTGCGTCATGTAGGACCGACAGAGAATGCAGCGCACCGGATTCCCAAACTGCGCTCGGAACGGGGCCGTTGCGACGGTCGCGCAACTACGGCAACGGTAGGTATGCAGTTGTGCGCTCACAGCACCACCAGCCACGCGATCCCAGCCAGAGCCGCCAAACTCGCACACAGCAGATCCGGCCAGTACCGGGCGCACCAATAGGCCAGCGGAGAGACGGAGAGCGGTTTCAACCTCACTTCTCCAGCCACGCTTTCCGCTTCTGCGCGACGAGTGGTTCTTCGCTGGCAAACGCGAGGAGCCGCCACCCGAACAGGCCGAGCAGCGCCACGCCGACGCCGACGAGCGAGGTGATCAGAATCATCGGTGCATCCCCGTGATGAGTACGCCGAGCCACTGAATGACGCGATCCGCCCCCCATCGCCCAATCAATTCCAGAAGCTGCAACTGCGCCGCTCCGCGCGCTTCTTCTTCCTCGGCCGCTCGCATCTCTGCTTCCGCTTGCGCCACGTCCCGGTCATGGATGGCTTTGGCGCGGGCGACTTCTTCGTCAGAGGCCTTGTAGGGCGTATCTGGCGGTGGCACGGCAAGTCGAAGGGACTGGGCCATGCTTCACCACCCGAAGTACTGACGCAGCCGTTGCCACCGTGTCGGCTGACGGAGCCGCGTCTCGAGCTGGCGATACCAGAACGAATCAGGATGGAAGGTCATGATTGACTCCTTACGCCAGCCAGCAGGACAGCAGCCAGTACCACGGGTCCGAAGGCGTCAGCCCCTTGCAGTAGTCGTAGTTCGGCACCGTCGCCGCATACACGACCGTGCTCAGCATCACCGCGACGGCAATCGCCACGACGAACCGCCGCGCCGCAGGGCTGCGCCAGGACATGCCGTGCCACTCGAAATAGATCGCCGCGATTGCGATCATCGTGACGGGAATCCAGACCGGGCTGTAGGCCAAATCTGTCAGCGCCGACGCCGCCTGCGGAACGTGAATCAGAATCATTAGCTTGCCTTCTCTTCCTTGCTGTCGAGTAACGCCATCCGCAAGGGCTGCCGCCGCCCTGTGACCACCGTGAGCCGCACCGTGCGACGAACTTCCATCGGGAGGCCGTGCTTCTGCACCAGGAACAACGAATACCAGCGCCAGAAATTCGACGGCAGCAGCATCAAGGCTGTGTGCTTCAGGTGGCCTTCCCCCATCAACTGCCGGTCCAACAGCCGAGGGTCCATCTGCATGTGCAGCGCGGCTTTGACGATGCTGACGTCAGCGAACCGCAACGCCTTCCGAATCAGATCGGTATCGACCACCATCGCCACGAAGAACGCGCCGAGGAACCAGGTCGGATGCATCACAGCGTCCCTTTTTCGGACTAGCGCGGCAGCTCGGGAATCGAGATACTCGCGTTCGTCATGAACGACTCACCGACCCCAGAACCGGCCGCGCTCGAATCGCTCGATCTCACTCATGGCCCAACGCGGGTGACCCGGCCAGTTGTGGACCGGCGCAGGCGCTTGTCCACTGACGACCCAGCGGTGCCAGGTGTGCCGGGAGATCCCGAACCGCTCGCAGATGGCCGACGTGCCGAGGAGCTTCTGTGCGCGCGGTATCGCGTGCGCGTCGCGCTCCGGTATCTGCGCGTCAGTTGCCACCGCCTGGAATCCGCGATTCATGACGCAACCGCCTCGGGCGGCTGGACGAGATAACGATTCAGCGGATACCCGAGCGCATGCGCGAGCCGCTTCGCCGTCTTCGGTGATCGGAAGGTGCCTTTGAAAAACCGCATGACGGTCTGCACGCTGAGTTCAGACTCCACAGCGAGATCGCTATACGTCCAGCCGCGCGACAGCCGGTCGGCGTTCATAAGCTGGACCTTCCACGGGGATTTCGTTCGCCTTGCCATTTCGCAAGCGAGTCTACAACCGCTCCTTTCGTTTTGTCAAACAATATTTTCCATGAATCTGACAGATGGCAAGCGGGCGGGTGTACGCTGGAGACGCGCACTCATACTGATGCCTGTATCTCGTACAAAACAACCGCTGTTACGCGCGTTTGGGCACGTATTGGGAGTCTTGCATCTGAAATTTGAGCAGAGCCGACAGCGCGCGTACAGTCATGCGGCCATTGCCAGGTTTGTTCGTGAGCGCGCCCCTTCTCTCCGTCTGGCGTTTGGAGGACCGACCTTGTGGCGGTGGGAGGAAGGCCAGGTAAACAGGACCGATCCGTTAGTGTTGGAAGAACTGGCTGGCTTGTACGGCACCGACTATGCGTCGCTTAGCGCGGTGTTACGGGCTAACCGCGCAGACCCCACGCTTTCACCAGAAGATGGTTTAAAAATTCTGGAGGGTGTCAGTGACGCATCGCACACGAAGACTCCGAGTGATCGCTCGGACGCCGCAACCGTCCTCAATGTTGAGTATGTCGCTGAAATCGCCGCGCGACTCATCGACTCAGGGGACACACTCCATCAACTGGCCGAAGAGATCCTTGGGCGACAAGTTGCAGCTCTTGGCGATCCACCGACCGGGCGCGATGCTCGTGATCGAACATCTCGCGGACAAACTCCTCGCCACAATTCCAATCCACGACGAGGTGCGTGATGCCTCGTCGCGGGAACCGTAAACGCCTCGCACGCGGCCTCTACGAAGATCGCACCGGCCGATCCGCCGTGTGCCTCGGCAAAGAGAAACGCTTTCCCCCGTACACGCCGCTGGCGATCATGCGAACCTGGCAGGCCGCCATCCGCCGAAAGTACCGGGGGTCCGGCCGCCCGCGCGTCTCGCGCGGCACCTTAGCCGAAGCGGTCGATCGCTGGGACGGATTAGAACGCCATCTCGCGAGTTGGAAGGAACGCCGCGCCGAACTGCGCGCGTGGGTCCGACTCTACGGAGACGTGCAGCGGCATACAATTCATGCAGACGATGTACGAAAAGCCATCGGTATATGGACCGTAGAAAAGGTTGCGCCCAAGACCATCCGCAATCGGCTGTGGAGCTTGAAGCGGCTCTATCGTCTTCTGGATGGGCCGGACGCCGAGACGCCGGTGGATCATGTCGCCCCGCCGTCCGTCCCACGCCGCGTGATCACGCCGGTCGAACCGGCAGACATTCTCAAGGTCTATCGGCGCTTGCTCGAATTTGAGCGCGGCACGCGCCCACGGCTGCGCGACGCCAAGACCCGCGCCAGGTTCATGGTACGCGCCGCCACAGGCCGACGTCCCGTGGAGATCATGCGCGCGAAGCCAGAAGACGTGGACCTGACGCGACGGATCTGGCGAGTGAGAGATGCGAAGGGCGGGTGGTCGGAAGGACTCTATCTGAACGACGACATGCTGGCCGCGTGGACGCTCTTCGCACAATCGAATGCCTGGGGCCACTTCAACACCGGGAGCATGGCCGAAGTCCTACGAGCGGCTGGCTGGCCGGCTGGCATCCGCCCCTACAACCTCCGACACTCGATCGGGATTGGCCTGAGTGAGCTTGGGCATGATCTCGCCGACGTAGGCGGCTGGCTGGGCCACCGTGACCCCAGAACGACGCGGAGCGCCTATGTGCCAGTCCTCCACAGTCGAATGCAGCGCCTCTCTGAGAGCTTGCAGGGGCGTCTACAAGGGTGGGGTGCCAAGCGCGGTGCCATGAATGCTCCAGCGAAACGCGCTAAAGTGCTCCAAAATAAGCAGGGGCGAAAACTGGGCAAGAAAGCGAAAGGACGAAGGAATGCTCAATGAAAACGGTGGCGAAGGCTGGCGGAAGCGCCTGGGAGTCGAACCCAGAATTACACGCGCTAAGTCGTTCATTCTAAACAGGTGCCATGATTGGGTGCCATGTCTAGCTGGAAACCGTACGGTTCACGCCCCGGAGACGTTGGATCAGGTAGATGCTGATTCCGACGTGCTCGAGCTGTGCTGCCTGTTCGTGTTCGTCGCGTGCGTGGTCCTGTTGAACGTTCTGAACGGCTGGTAAGTGCATGCAAATACTGGACGTACCGCCCAAGTCAGAACCGCAGCCGGGGAAGCCCGAATGGATCGTCATCACCCTATTGCTGATCGCCATTTACCTGTTAGCTATATGGTGGGGCTTTCCCGATTGGCTGCATGCGCTGTTCGCTCAGGACATTGGCTGGCCCGGTGAGAATTGCTGAAGGGGTATAGAATGCCGCGCATGGCCATAGCACGCGAACAGCTCACGGACGTTCAAGAGACCGTCATCGTGATCCTTGCGGTGATCCTGTTCGTAGTTCTCCTTGTGCTCGCGGATAACCTGAGGCTAAGGATATGGAGCCCACACTCCGCCGCCAGCTCGTCGCCTCATTCCATCGCCGCGCCGATGCCGTCACGCTGACGGCGACGGCTGACTGAGGGTGTAGAATGCCGCGCATGAATGAGTACTGGATCCCAATCGTGCTTCTGGGTATCGCCAGCATTTTTCAAAGCCTGTTACTTTGGGATTTGAGAAAACGCCTAATCGGGCTTGAACAGTCCCCTGTTACTACAGACGCTCGCTGACGGCGACGGCACACCTGGAAAGCCCTGAGCAACACGACAGGGGTGCCGTGCGTTCCCAGCCGCAGTCCTTTACCAGCCAGTCGCCGCCGTCAGACCTGTGTGACAACGGAGCGATACCTTCCTGTGCCACACATCAGGCTGGAGGGAACCTGACATGCTCCCCGGCACCGACCCGTACCGCCCCGTCGTCAGCTCGTGGGCTTCGCCACTGTCTTTCCACAACAGCAGCAATAGCCAAACTCATCGACCGACTTCACCCCTTGGCAGGATTTCAGCGGACAGTCGCGCATGACGCCACCGCCTCCCAGCTTTCTGCGGGGTGAATCTCCGCGTAGCCATGCTCCCGATCCGTTCGGGTAATCCCTCGCACCACCATGCGTTGACCCTTTTTCGGTGCTGGCAATCGAATGGCCGGGATCAGTTCCACCACCACCTTGACCGTGCCGTCTATGAGCGTGACGTGCAAATCGCCGTCCTGTTGCTTCCGCACGAAGGCCACCAGTCCGCATGTCTCGACGTGGGTATACCTGGTGGTGGCGACACTCCTGAGCGGCACCGGATGATAGAGCCGTCCCTCCGTGACGAACAGGAGCAGCGCCAGCCACATCACGTAAATGCCGCACCTGTTTTGATTGTGATGCCTCGCACGATTTCAGTCGCCAGTTCGCGCTCCCCGGTATAGGTGCCGTACTCACCGGCCGGGATGAGACGTGTATAGGGTCTGCCCTTGTCATTCAGTAATTGAAGTTCGGCCATCCCATCGCCAGCATCATCGGCATACATGCAACGCTTTGTCACATCGTTCCCTTCGTGGAACACGTGAAGATGCACACCTCGTTGGCAAAGATGGTAGTGTTTCGCAACTGTGATCGCACCGTACCGCCGAGGGGAAGCCACGGCAGTACGCAATCCGATCAGCGCAAGTCCGGCGGGGATCGCTTTCAATAATCCCCGTCTAGTTATCGATTCCATTGGCATTTCCTCACTCTCTCGGCCATGTCGGATCCGTGCCGAGCGCCGTTGCTTCCGCGATTTGTCGGCCGGCAATCACAATCGGCACCGGCCGCGTTTCCAAGGTCGTCACGCGCTGCGCCAACGCGGTAATCTGACTCGCTAGTTGGTCAATCGTCGGCACCGTGGGCAGTAAGGCTTGCTCCACCGCCGCGCACGCTTCGCCGGAACGCTTGAGCAGCTTGTCCAAGTCCCGGAAGTTGATCCACGCGATGCCAGACAACCCCCATGTTGTTCCCCATGAGTTCACCATCTGAAACCGCTTCGTCTCGACGCTGTACCCGCACAGCAGATAGGCGTGTCCGCCTTCCACCTGCCCGCTGACGTCCAGTACTCCCGCTGAACTCGGCGTCATCATGTCCGACAGCCAGTCCGTGCCCATGACGACGGTTCCTGTGCTGATCAGGAAGTCCCGCACGTCCGCTGCGGAACCGGCCCAGACGTAGCTCTTCAAACAGCCCGCAATGGAGAGGGCTTTGGCCCCGCCTCTCACGCTGCTTCCGCTGTAATCTTCACCGGGCCATTCGTCGTTCACCTGTGCTTCGTGGTAAATCTCGTGAGCCGTCATGCCGTCCGTGGTGAGTGTGGGTTCGCTGCTGAGGAATTGACGCCAACTGTATCCAACACATTCGGAGCTGGACCCCTGGTCTAAAACTGGTCCGGTCTTATAGAACCGAGAGACTTGCGGAATGTTCGACGGCAGCATGGCCCTGAGCGGAAATCGTAAGTCGCGAGCATCAGGCGAATAGATGCGGCCGAATTGAACCTTCGATATATCAGTCATTGGCTCACCATTCCTTAATCACGTTGGCCCCGTAATCGACCGGCCCGCTCCACGACTTCCCAATGAAGGCCTGAACAGCCCAACCGTGCGGCATCTTTGCCACGACCACCGCATTGGCCCCGTGCGTGTTGACCACGCCAATCATCGCGCCTCGGGCTTCCGGTGACAGCTTGCCAATCGCCTCATGCACCGCCGCCATCACGGAGGGAAATATCTCCGCGGGTGGTTCGGTAAAGCTGACGCCCAGCGGAATAGGCTTAGGCATTTTTCTCTCTGGCTTGTCGCGCATGTTCTTCCGCCATCATGTCGATAATGTCATCGGCTGTTCTGATCGGCACCCACCGGCCCTGTTTGCGAAATGATTGGCCGCATCTCGGACAGGTGAAGCGTGCGCCCTGTGGGGCGACGGCAAAGCCTTCACGGAAGCCTTTGATCGCAAAGCTCAGGGTGCAGCACTGCTTCATGCTAAACTCCGCATGGCGGCAGATGCAGCCTTCGCAAACTGCAGGACAGTCCGATGCCGGTCCCGGAGTTGAACCAGGTCGGAACATGGGTTACGGCCCATGAAATAGGGGCCTCTGCTGCCGTTCATGCTAAACTCAGGCTCGGCAGATGCGGCGTGGATGCTGACACGCCCACCGCACAGTGGAGTCGTGGCACAAGGGTGTGCTGTGCGTCCCCCTTGATTGCCCTTGAAAGCCGGGTTAGAACCGGCCATCTGCCATCTGCCATTTCCTCATTGCGCCGTCCCTAACCCGCCATAGATCCGCCCGCCAAACTGCGCCACGCACCAGTACAGAAACTTCGCCTTCCAGTGCGACACACCGGACGCGATCATGGCTTCATAGAACAGGTGATCGGCCACTGGCTTGATCAGGTGCATCGGCTCTCCCGCCCTTGTGACGAGCGTTCCACGATACCCCCCGTCATGGAGGACCGCGGCCCACTTCCATTGCCCGTCCTTCGGAAACAGGTTCCAGAACAATTGCGGCACGGAGGCGTAATCCGTGATCGATCCCGCTGGGGCAATCACTTCCCCGTTGAGATACTCGCTATAGAACACGAGGTCTTGGGCCAGCACCTTCTGGCCGTTGTCCAACTCGCGCACGATCAACTGACTGCGGAACTCGGGGGTCATGCCGCCTTCGGAGGATCCGGCGGGGGAAACTTCGCTACCTGATCTTTCGGCAACGACACCGAGGGCGTATTGACCAGCGGGTCTTTGACCAGTTCATGTACTTGGTTTTCTGTGACCCCGGCTGGCATCGCCATCGCCGTCACCAGCTTGGAACGCATCCCCCAGTGCTGCCAGAGACTCCACCCGACTGATACCAGCGCGAGCGCCAGCGCTCCGACGTACTTCTCAGCGTCCGACGAACTCCAGATGCCGTGCGCCACGAGCCATCCGGCCGCGACATTCAGTCCCGCCCGCACGATGCTGCCGGCCGCTTCCACCAAAATCGGGTTCATGAGTTCTCCTGTGCTATATTCCCACCCAAGATGAGCGCTGATGATTCATGGGAAGATTACGAAAGCGGCCCCTTCTGCCGTCACTGGTCCGACCCGTCTGATTGCGACAAGCTGTGCGCCACATGCGGACATCGTTGTCCTCGGCATGGGTTCGGCGATGGTGCCGCCCAATCATGCGATGAATGTTCGTGCGAGCAATGGGTTGATGGCCCAGAAGTCACCCTGACGCAGTAGCCACTCCTCATTCAGGCACCACTTCCAGATCAATCGTGTGAGCATGTGCGAACGCACGAGAGGTGCTGCCTTTGACGCGCAGCTTGGGCAACGTCACGACTGGCGCGGGCTTGTTGGTCAGTTCGGTAATGCGATCGTCGAGATACTGCAATTGCAGATGGGTGGCCCCAGCCAAGGCTTCCAGCCGCTCTGTGATGGCCGCAATCTGTGCGGGGATTGGATCTGTCGGCGGCGGGTTGTCAGGCGGCGGCGGTGTCACCTGTGAGACGGGATACCACCGCGCATCGATATTCGCGTAGAGCGGATCGCCCTGTTCAGCAGACGTGCTCCAGTTCACCGCGCCAGTGCTGCCGGTGATGAGATCGAATGCGTGGATCTTCCCGTCTGTCTCCACCGTTGGCACCTGCGAACCAAGCCAATAAGCAAGCGTGTCTTTCGACAAGGGCTGGCCACTCCCAGCTCGCGACTTGCGGCCCCAGCGTCCTGAGCCGTCCTTTTGATTCAGGAATACCGCAAAGCCAGCGGTGAACCGATGCTTCTCGGCTTCGCCGTTGATGGGTTGCGAGCCGTTCCACTGCTGATGAAATGTGCGAAGTTCAGCGGCTCGATTGGGCACAGACATATGCGGCTCCGGTGGTGGTGGAGGCGGTGGTGGAGGCGGATCAATCGGATCGGTCGGCAGCGGCAGCGCGTCCACCTCGTGCCGCAACAGCCAGTACAGGACGCTTTGGCCTTCAAGGAACTTCACCATCCCCACTGCGAGCGCATCGCCGTCACGCTCGAAATTGACGAACTGGCAGTTACCGCCTTCGCGAATGAATCGGCCATCCTCGCGATAGCCGAGCATGCGCTTGTTGACAAGCACTCCGCTGTCATGCCCCTGTCCAACCGTCACATCGCCGCGCACGGTGAACTCAGCCGGATCGAATCCGATCGTGGCATCGCCGGTCACCGGCATGTTGGACTCATTGACGTAGCGGATGCCTTGCGAGCCTATGTGGAAGTCGTGCGTTGTCGTGATACCGCTGTTCAACTGCACCCGTGCGTACTTCTCTCCAGAGATGGCAATGAACACTGAGTCATCCCCAAACGCGCACGGCCTCACCCCGTGTGTCGGCCCGAGAGTGCGCCAACCGTTCGGCGTGAACAGCCAGCACGTTCCAGGCCCGTTATCGTTCTCCTGTCCTGCGATATAGATGAACCCGCTGAACTTCCGCGCCACCATTGCCAGCAAGCCATTACCTGGACGCTCCACGCGTGAGCCGTTCACCTCGATCCGGTCGCTGTATTCCACGATGCGCGAGCCATCGGGCAACGCGATGGAATACAATCCACCGGGGAACGTGGCGCGGGTCATGGTAGACTCCGAAAATGGCTTTCACATACATCGGCCCCTACGCTGCCGGTCTCGACTTGTCGTACTGCGACGATGTCTGTACGGTGGTGACGTTTACGGAGTCTCCAATCCGCAGGCGTGGCGAAACGACGCGCCCAATCTTCGGCGTGCTCTGGGATGTGGCAGAGGACGACATCGTGTGGTACGTGCTTCCTCATTAGCGGAACGGCCCACCCTCCCAGATCATCCCGCTCAACAAACACAACCAACTCAGCACAATCACCGCCAGAACCTTGAGCTCCAGCCGCGCCCGCGCGGTCACGACCGCCTCGCGAGATGCACCCGCGATGGCTGACGCTCTTTGTCCATGTCCAGACCTTCCGGCCACAGCCAGCCGCCCGGCATCTTCCCGCTACACATCACGATCAGTTCCGTCCCATCGGCTTCGACAAAGATCGTCTCCCGCCAGTTGTCCACCGGCAGAATGTGAATCTTGGGTTTCGGGCCACGCTTGACGCGTTGAATCTGGGAACTCACGGCCACTCTCCAGTCAGTAATTGCTCCGCCACCCGTTCCGCTCGCTGCCCTGTCTGCAGGTGATATTTCGAGCGGAGCACACCCTGCTTGACCGCCGCCCAATCGCCGCGCTTCGCCGCGTCCATCGTGTTGTGAAACCCTGCGACTCCTTCAATGCCCATGTTAAAAACCATATTGGCCAAGGCTGCTTGTCGTGCCGGTGCAATCCCGGCCACCCACGGAAACCGCGTCACCAGTTGAATCAGCGCATCGGTAATGTCCCAGTCCAGCAAGTCCATCGCGAACCGCGCTGGAATCGATCCGCCCTTGCGCTGGTCAATGAGATGCCCGCACCCGATCGTCCACCAGCCTTCGGAGTCCTGATAGGCGTGGAGAATGACTCCCTCATCCTTCACGAGTCGTTGGCGTAGCCGTTCTCGATCGGGTTCGGGTAACATCACCGCATCCGCTTGAGCAACGTCTCGATCCGCTCCAACTGCTTCGTGTTCTCCTTACCCTCCACGCGCACCATTGCAATCTCGTACATGAGTTCACTCCGCATCACCGCAATCGACTGCGCGGATTCCGCCCGCTGCACCGCCAGCCCTTGCGTGTTCGCGTTCACCTGTTCGCGGAGCTTGCTCGATTCGTTGTAGCTCGTAGTCGCCAGCCAGCCGACGATCGCAAAGAGCACCATCGACAGCGCATTCATCACGGTTGGACGCCAGTCCCGCCCTTCGTCACTCGTGCGGCGGTCCACACGGCTGCGTCGTTCCTCGTGATCACTGAGATACGGGGTCATGGTTCCTTTACGCCCACTCAGGGGAAACCGCATAACTTAGCTGTGTCGTTCCTCCGACCCGTGCATCGTCGTGAACAAAATCCCAAAGAGAAACAAAGACAGCACTTTCGCAATAACGCCAGCCGCGAGCGCCAGCAACGCCGCCGCGACCCAGAACCAGCGAGTATGTCGAACCATCGTTTACCTCGGCACCGCGGCAGGCGGCGACGTTGGCAACTGCGTCCCGGCTGGCGCAGGGGTATAGATCGCAGGTTGCGTGCGCGACACATAGAGCACGACTGTGACCACCACCGTCCCGATACTTAGCAAGGTGAAGATAAGCCCGACTGCCGCCACAAGAATTTGCCAACTACTGTTCATCCCCGCGCCTCGGCCACGATCCACCGCGATGTAATCGGCCAACGGCTTAATCACCGCGTCCAGCTTTTCCGCAACGGATTGCAGATCGTGTTTGGTCGCATAGAGCCCGCGCTCACTGTTAATCTGTTCGCGCAGTTCGTTCGCTTTCTCATCCTTGTACGCTTGAATCTGACGGGCCAGATCGAGCGCGTCACGATCCGCCACCTCCTTGACTTTCAGCGCCTTTTCTTCAGCCGCCTTGACTTCGGAGTACCGGCGATCCCGTTCAGAGTGGAGTCGGTCCTCCATGCGGCGCAGTGCCTCGGTATAGGCCGCGAATGTCTCGACGGTCCAATCAGTGTTCGTCGTCATGGCGCGACCGGCGCGGTGGAGCCACCGCTGCCGCTCCAGTTCTTATAGACTTCCTGCCACGTCGGTCGAAGCGTCGTCCCTTGGACGGCCGTCACGTACTTCCGGAGAATCCCGTCCGCATCATCGTGTGAGCGAATGTCGGTAATCAGATACGACGCATTGACGTTGCGCGTGGTGACGTTGATCGTCTGTGTCTGCCCCGGCTTGAGTCCTGTCCCGCGTGTCTCATACCGCACCACGGTCAACCGCTCGAGACTGTCGGCCAAGGCTGCATCAGCCATCGCTTGCGCCACTACCTTGTCGTAAATGTCTGGGACTTCAATCAGCTTGTCTAGAATCCCGTAGGTGGCTTGCCCGCCTGTGTCATTGGCTTCCACCGTGATCGGGAACTGCACGACGTACTTGACGTTGATCGCGTTGCCGTTCGCGGGAGCGCCAGCCGCTCGGGTGATCTGATTGGTCCCGGCATTAAACGTCCAGGTGGCCCCTACGCCCAGCGTTTCGTTCACCGCGTTGTTGGTGACGTAGCCGTAAAAGGCGGTATACGGATCGGCTCGCACGTCCGGCGTATAGGTCAGCGTGAACGACGTCAAGACACCGTTGCCGGTGAAGTTGTCCGACTTCTCGACAATCGAATTGCTCCCGGCTCGGAGGATGATGTGGTTCGCGTAACTCGTGCGGGCATTCTGTTCCACCTGGATGTCGTTCAGGGCCATCCGGTTTGCGCTGGTCACATCGAAGGGAGCCGCCACGGTGCCGGGGTTATACATCGACAACTTCTTGTCGTAGTCAATCGCCCAGACGTAGCCGGTGAGCACCGCGAGGTCGTTCAGGATTTCGGTGATCTGTTTGTAGTCGTAGGTCAGCGCGGAGAGCGACGGCCCGTTGACTTGGGCTGTATCGAGCGTGACCCCGAAGGTGGTGAGGAATGTCACCAGCGTCGTCAGCATCGACTTCAGCGTGCCCGCCGCCAGTGTCGTCTGGATGTAGCGGCGATCCGCCAGCGAGTTGAAGTCGTTGACGTTCACACGGATGAACAGGTTGCTCAGCCCCACATCACCAGATCCGCGCTCCGTGGTTTTATCAATCGTCCCGCCGAAGATACGTGTCCCGTTCAGTGTCACGACCACTTCGGAATCGACCGTGGGCCGATACGAGCCGGTGGATACCACATCACAGGTCAACGTGTTGCGCGCATTGGCGACTTCGTAAATGTCCAGCGTCCCGCGCTTGATGGGGGCGAGCGTTCCCGCAAACGTCGTGACCGGGACGCCCGATGGTCCCGCTGGCGTCCCGGTGGACTTGAAGGTCGCAATACACGCCACCCATTCGCCGGTGGTCGCACACGTCCAACTGCACGATTGCGTCCCGGTGGAGGTGACGATTCGGTCATCGCCCTCCCCAGGCATATAAGCAAAGCTGAGTTCTTCGCATTCCTCCACAAACACCGGAGACACCACGCCGACGGTAATGGAGGCTTGCCCTGCCAGGATCGCCATGACGCCCGCCACGACTTCCGTGGCCTGTGTCGTTGCGGCTGTTGTTCCAGTTGATGGTGTGGTGCTGCTGCCGGAGTTCGTAGCGGTCTTATCCAGCAAGAGGGTGCCGGACATGCCGGAGTATTCAACCGCCGCCGCGACAATGTAACTGCCGCCACCGTGGGGATCCGGCCACACCGTGACCGTGAACGTCCCTGAGGGTGTGCCGATGTTCTCGGCGTAGTAGACCGCGCACCGTCCGCCGTTGGCACCCTTAGCAGACTTGACGGCGAGTTGGTAGACGTTGCCCTGGTTATCCGTGACCCCGTTCCACGGCCAGTCCGCATTGTTGTTGCCGTTCCAGGTGATGCAGTGAACGACGATTAGATTCCCGGCTGTCGGGAGTGAGCCGAAGGAGCAGGTAACAAACGTGGTGGCTTGAACGTGGGATTTACCTGTCGCTTGGACACGAGTCGCCATCAGCGCGGCTCCGGATCTTTGTCAATCGTGCCGCCGAAGATCCGCGTCTTGTCTGCAACGACTTCGGTTTCTTCTTTAAGTACAGCCCTGTAGGTATAACTGTTGCCTTTATTGTCACTCACCGTGACAGGCCAGTCGCCGGTGCTATCTCCATTCCATGTGACACATCTCACAACGATTAGATTGCCGGTAGACGGAAGGTCGCTCCAATCAACGCCGGGATTGCGGCCCCTCAACCAAGCGATGATTCTTTTCAGAAGCTTCGCCATCAGGCCAACCCATACCGCTTGACCACATCAGGAATCTGTGGAACGACGACTTCCGCAATCTGCCGCCCGTCGAGATTGACCACGATTGTTTGTGTGGTGCTTCCGCCGCCAGACGGGAACGGCAGGAGTGATCCCGGCCCAGCCTTGCCTTCTGCCTCGGTCATCACGCGTTCTTTGCCGTGCAACGTGACGCGCCGGCCCGCGCCGAAGTCGAGATACTTCCCGTGCGTGCCGCCCGCAAAGCCAGGCCCTTCCCCGTTGCTGCCGCCACCGCTCCCGCCACCTTGATTGTCTGGGAGGTCTGAGGGGTCGTACTGCGGCTTCACCGTTGGCCTGACCACCTTGCGGCCAATGGCGTCCAGTGTTCCTCCGACACCCTTGGCCAGCGTCTCGATGAGTTCGTCCAGCTTGCCAATCAATCGATCGACACTCGCGCTGAGTGGTTCCGCAAACTTAATCCCGGACAAATCTTCGAGCTTCTTGCCGTTCTCGTCGGTCAGCTTCCCGGCATCGACCATATCCTGCAGGAACGGCTTGAGGGCCAGCGGCAACTCGATGCCGTACTTCTTCGCGTTCTCGATCAGCTTCTGAACCTTCGGCGCCGCCTGATCAAAGACCACACCCATGTCCGCGCCGGCATCTTGCACCGTCTGGAAGTCCAGCGCCATCTGGTTGGCTTCCTCGGTGAACTTGATGCCTTGCACCTTCGGGCCGAGTTCATCAAGTTTGATGCCGAGCCGTTCCGCCGCCGCGCTCACAGCCTCAAAGGACGGCACCCCTTTCTCCGGCAACCCGAGCATCAGGTTGGCGTTCTCTTGCGTGAGTTGGCCCGTGCGGATCAGGTTCTCAATGACCGGCTTGAGCGCGGCGGGAATCTTGACCCCAGCGACTTGCGCGTTGCGGATCATCTGGTTCAGCGCGGTGGGATCATTCGCCAGCGCCAACGCCCTTTTGATTTCCGCTTCGACCGCCTGCGCGCCGGACTTGTCGCCTTTCTTCGTTTGCTGAGTCAGCTTGATCCAGAGCCGTTCCCCTTCAGCCCCGAGCACCAACAGCTTCGCCCTGAGCTCGTCAAAGCCTGATCCTTCGGCCGCGGTGTTGAAGGACTCCGCAAAGGCTTTGACTTCACGTCGGCCCGCGCTCATCGCGTGGACCATCCCGATAACCGCCCCTGCTACAGCGCCGATCGCCATGCCGTAGGGTCCGAACGCGGCCCCTGCTTGAGCGCCCGCCATTGCGCCGTGGAAGGCTGCGGCTTTCTTCGTGCCATCGTCGGCAGTCGCCGCCCACACGGACATGGCCCCCGACGCGATCTGTGTCCCTGAGGCAACACCCGAGGCCCACTTCTGCGAGTTCGTGGCGCTGCTGCTGAACATGGCGCTGGCAATCCCCGCACTCCCGTTGAAGGCTTTATTGGCATCGTTCGCAGCCTTCAGGTTCTGGACAATCCCCTGCGCGCCTGAGAAGATTTGCCCTGTCCGTCCGCCCATCTGGGCCAGCACCCCGAAGGCGTCAGACACATCACGAAGCCCACCCGCGTACGCCTCAAACCGTTCCTTCGCCCGCCCTGCCGCCAGCGCCAGCTTTTCTGTCTCAGCCGCTTCTTCCTTGGTTTGGATGATCATCTTGTCCAACCCTGGAATCTCGGTTGGAAAGTCGATCAGGCTGCTACGCGGAATCAGCGGAATATCAGGCTGGCCATTCAGATTGGTCGGCAGCATCCCCGGCTTCTTGCCAGCCAACGTGCCAGAGAGCGGATCAATCTTCAGCAGGGACAACTGCTCCATCTCCATGCGGAGGTGGTGCGTTTCGTCGTAAATCTTGCGCAGCTCAAGCGGGACCACTCGGCCCGCCGATTGGTACACTTTGATCGCCGCGCCGACGACATCGTTGAGCTTGTTCTGTTCGTCGCGTGTCATCATCGCGACGGTTTTACCCGCACGGAGATTCTTATTGACCGCTTCCAGCGCATCACTGGCGGCTTTGATTGCCGTCGTGCCTGAGTACGCATCTGCCAGCGTCTGGATCGCCTTGGCGTGCGCGAGCGCGGCATCAGCCGCCGCTTTCTGGGCATCGGTCAGTGGGACATAGGCCGCCACTGCCAACTTTGCGGAATCCACGATCACGCTGGTCGGAATCGGGTTCAGCGACCACGCATCCCGCACCGCTTGGGGGAACTTGATCGCGTCCACGGCAGCTTTTGCGGCCTTGTCGGCCTTGAGAATCCCCGCGGAGTACTGATCCAACCAGTCCACGATCGCGGCGGCATCTTGCCCGAGCGTGATGTTGACCAATGAGGCCAGCCCGGACGGGCCACCACCTTTGCCAGCCGACTGCAGATGCTGGACTTCTTCGGTGATCCGCTTCAGCGCTAACTCAAAGCTGGGATTGAGCACGATGCCCGCTCCCACCGCTTCCTGAAAATTGTTCCACTCGTTTTTGAGTTGCTTGATCTTCCCGGCATAGGTTTCAATCTCTGCTTGCGCCTGCCCGCCGAACTTCTGATTGATGGCCGCGAGAATCCCTTCCATCCCCTGCCCAGCAACATATGCATCGCCGAGGATGGCTTTCAGTCGGCCGAGTTCATCACCTCCGCCAGAAAAGGCCTTAGCTACCAACAGCGTGGCAGACCGCAAGTCAATGCCGAGTCCAGATGCGAGATCCGTGGATGCCTTCAGCGCCGCATTCATCTTGGACGGCATGACGTTGCCGACCTGAACCAGCAACGCCTGCATCTCGTTCACAAGATCGTCGCTATACGCCGTCGTCTTTTGGAATTGCGTGGCGAGATCGTCGTACTGTTTGATGACCGTAGGCGTGGCAAATCCTTGCGCCGTCAACGCAGCGGTGAGTTTCCTCTGTGCCGCTTCCGCCTCGGCGTAGGCATCCACCGATGAGCCGATGAACGCCGTCAAGGCGTGGTAGGCCGTTGAGACACCACTGATGACCGCTTGCGCGCTGATGAATCCCAACGCGGTGGCTTTGACTTGTGTGGTGAGGTCCGACCAGATGCCAGGCTTCGCGGCTTTCGCCATCGCATCTTCAGCGTTCTTCGCCGCCGTCGCGATTTTCTGGATCCCGTCCGGTACGTCTTTCCCAATGGCTTTGAGCTTGGCGATGGCGTCATCCGCCTGCGAACCCAATCGCTGGAGTTCACCCGCTGTCAGCTTGGACACACCCCCAATGCGTTCGACGGCTTCCGCTGCCAACGTCGCATCCTGGACGAGCTTGCGCCCGCTCAGGCTATCGACCATCTTGTTCAGCGAGGTCGTGACCTTGCCTGCCCCGGTTTCCATCCCTTTGAGCTGAACTTCGGCATCCTTCACCGCTTTGGAGAAGTCCGAAAAGTCAGCCAGGAATTTGGCGGTCACAGCCATCAGTGGTGCTCGAGTTCCTTCGCTTCTTTGGCGAGTTCGTCGATCAGGATGTCGTAGACATCTCGGTCAAGCTCGGCAACCCACTCATATCGCCAGTGGAAGACACGAGCGATGGCGAGATCGGAGACGATCCGTTCGCGCCAGCCCGGGCGTTTTTTTCCGCTACCCGCAGTTTCTCCATCGCATCGCGATGCTGATCGATGGCGTCCAGCACTTCGATGAAATCTTCCGGATCAATCGCGTTCAGCGCGGCTTCGCGATCCTCTTTCGACTGATCCCGAATGACGAGCGGTTTATCGTTGTGATCGGTAAATGACCAGTCCAGTAAGGTGTGGAGGATCCGGCTCATCCCCACCTTCACCTGGTCAAGTCGATCGACCGTCGCGCCTTCGCGCATCATGTCGCGGAAAATAGCGCGTTCGTCGCCGGCCGTCGGGTGCATCTTGACGAGCAACCAATCGCCCTGCGAGATGTGCAGCGTTTTTGTTTCGGGCTGTCGAGTACGACGAGACATTTAACTCTCCTGTGGACCGAGGCTGGCGCGCAGCTCTCCGTCCATGTTCTCCAGCGACAGAATCGGCCATCGCCACGTTCCATGTGGACGGATGGCGACAAACTCCAGCGGCTGCTGGGAAAGCCTGAAGGAGTCACGATTGAGAATCTGAGCGGTGAGCGCACTCGCCCCACCGGGCACAATGTCCACCGTCCACGCCCCGAGGTCAGCGGCTTTGTGATAGCTCCAGCGCACTTCGCCCGCCTGCCCTCGGAACGTGACATGGTTCGGCATGAGTCCTCAGCCTTAGAAGGTGGACGCCCACGCGCCATTCGCGGCAAAGCTGCCCGAGATCTGCACCGCGCCCGAGACGCTGGTATCGATCGAGACATCCAGCCACGCCGGCCCCGAGTGAAACTTCGACGGCGCATTCGCCGCGGGATACAGATAGATCTTGCAGCCGTCCGTGGAGGTCGCCGCAGTGAAGGGCTTCGATTCCGTGTCATCCCAGAAGCCCGCAAACGTGCCCTGGATGTCCGGCAGTCCCTGCACGTACGTCTTGTTGGTGTCGCCGAACGCGGTGACTTCGATCTTGTCGGTGTTCTTGTTCAGCGTCCACGCGTTGAGCTTGATCACGTTCGTGGCGGTGCCACTGCCCGTGGTCGAGAGGTAGATGACTCCGGCTCTTCCTGGATAGACAGCCATGTGTTGACTCCTACGCCGCCACTCGGGCGAGCGTCTGAAGATCCCCGATCACCGTGGCTGCCCTCTGCACCCACGATGACTCGGCCACACAGGCCGGTAGTTGCTGCGCTACACGCGCCCGTCCGTCTGGGTCGTTCAACCACACACGGATGAGCGCCGCCGCCTCGGTCGGCGTCTGGAAGGTCGGGACCAGATCCCCGAACACTTCCGGGACTTCCGCCCGGTACTCTGAGAGATGAAACGAGCCGCATGCTGCCAATTCATAGGCACGCGGGCTCAACGATTCGGCATGGGTGATCCGTTCCACCCGTTTGCCCCAACCCTTGGATCGGCGATAGAGATTCAGGCCCACCGTCGCGCGGCGATAGAGCGCAGCGGCCATCTCGTTCGTGACCTGATCCCCCTTGACACAGGCCATCACTTGCTTGTTCAGGCCCAACTTCTTCCAGGTGCCATAGAGCCCGAGGTCGATCCCGGTCCAGTCGATGCTGTTGAACCACGTCACGCGCTCAGCAAAGCCCGACCCGACAAACACCACGTCGTGCGCGGGCAGCTCCCCAACCGCCAGTGCGGAGACGTAGTGCTTGCCGGGATGCCACGCATGCGCGAGATACCCCGCATGCGGATTAACCGACCGGAAGGCGGGTACCATGGTGCGTTCATTCGTCCAGCACCCATCGACCATCGCGGCGATCCGCATTTCCTGCTCATGGTCATAGGGGGATTCGGTAAACAGCACCGTCACCCGCAACCCTGCCCGCTTCATCATGATCACGACGTCTGGATGGAGCAGGGACGCAGACACAACAAGCACCACGTCTACTTGCTTGCGGAGCGCCATCTCCAGCGCCCCGACACCCGCGTGATACATCACGTCAGCGACGTTGGGCTTGACCAGATCCGGCTGCTCTTTCTTCTTGGTTCTCCAGAGCCAATACAACGCACGTTGCGAGGCTTCGATCCGGGTATCGAGTCGATACGATTCGACCACGACGCCGTGATGCCGGAGCCCATAGAGCAGCCCGTCGAACACATCGGCGGTACTCCATGACGCCCCTGGATGGCACAGCAACACGCGCAACGGTCGCGTCTCAGGCACGGATGCCTCCTGAGAGCGGCCATGAACGCGCTGGCCCTGTGTCTCTGGGCGAGTCCTTCCACTCAGCGAGGTCAATGACCAGTCTCGCCAGTGCCGGTGTGGCGTTCTCGTTGATGTACATGTTCCGTGTCACGCGTAATAATTCCTCGGCTTCCTGTTCGCTCAGTCCTCGTGGTGGTCCCGTCATGCGCGTGCCATTGCCGCTTGCTGTTCAGCCCAGACGCTGTTGTGGCCTAACAAAACCGTCACTTCCGGCCGCCACACGATGTCATCGCGTCGCCAGTGCATCGTTTCGAGAAACCCGAAGTCGCCGCCGTCATATGATCCCCATGTGCCAAACTTCGCCGGCTCATTCGGGATCAGCATCATGGCGGTGCCGACATTCCCAAACGTCAGGGCGGGCTCGCGCCAGAGCGTCACGCCGTTCGGATAGCGCATCCGAAATAGGATGGGACGATGCGGCGTCGTACACATCACCTCTTCCATCAGCGCTCTGGCATCCGGCGCATATGTGTCGTCGTCGTCAATGTGCGCGAGGTACTGCCCCTGTGCCATTGGCGAGGCGACGTTGCGTTCGGTATGCCCCCAGTCATGCCCGGCCGGACAATAGATGTGACGCACTGGCTTTGACGGCTGAAGATCCAGGCGTTCACTGACCAGCAAGATCTCGTCTCCAGGCCAGAGCTCGATAGAGTCCAATGTGGCCTGCAGTGACGGCCGTCCGATCGTCGGCACGATGAAGCTGATCGTCATGACGCCCAGCTCCCCGGCATCGTCTCGATACGCAACGGACACAGCGCATGGAGACGCTCCACGGCATCCTTGACCGCTTGCGCATGCGTACACGTCCAGTACGTGGGGTCTTTGCCGAGGATGTCCTTATCGGATTCCTCAAAGACCTGATCGGGTTGGAATCCTGCCCAGTCATGGTCGATCTGCACCGCGGGCAACATCACGCACCGCCCGAAGATCGCCATGACGTCCCGGAGATACATGTCCCCCCAGAAGATGCGTGGATCCCATAGAAAGCCGAGGCGTTCCGTGACCTTTCGCGAGACGATCGAGAACGGGTAATGCGTTTCGTTGTGCGTCGAGACGCCGAAATCAAAGACGCCATCGGGATACTGGTTAGCAGCCGAGAGGATCAGCGATGGCCAGCCCACTGTCTGGAACACCATGTCGTCGTTGCCGCACATCAAGACGTCGCCGGTAGACGCTGCCAGTAACTCGTTGAAGAACCGCGGCATGCTCTGATAACCCTGATGTCGTGGCCCGACCACCAGGTGAATGCTGCCGTTCCGCAGATGTTGCGATGAGAGATAGTCTTGCGTCTCCAGATCGTCGTCATCCACCCGAAAGACCAGCTCGGTATCACTGCTGCCGCAAATCGTGCGCGCGTAGGACGCCAATAACGTCTCAAGTCTGCCCACTCGGTGCCGCGTCGGAATCAGGACGGATATTTTGGTAAACATCAGTGCCCTGCGTACGTCAGCGTGCTGGCGGCGGCTGCGGTCAGTGTGCCTGCGGCTGCCGCGGCTTCTTGCTGTCGGCGAATCCGCACATCTTCTTGCCACTCCGCTTTCGCCCACCCATGCTCCACGAGAAACCGAAACATCTCGTTTTTGATCACAAACATGTCTTCCACGGTGGAGCCATGCGGCCTGACGAGGATTTCGTCTCGATCAGAAAACCCGACAATCCATTGGTTGTCGTAGTTGTAATCAACGATGTCGATGCCGGATTGCTGCGGGTGCGTCCACCAGCGCGAGCCCGGATAGGGAATCCCGACTGCTAGATTGCACGAGTCGAGATAGGGCTTGACACTCAATAGCCAGTCCTGTGTTTCGCGCATCGTCTCGAGCGTTTCGCCGGACATGCCAATGACCAGAAAGGCGATGGTGTAGAATCCGTGTTCTTTCGCTCGCTTCACTGCGTCGGTGTTCTGCTGAACCTTCGTGCCCTTCTGATTCGCATCCAGCACACGTTGTGATCCCGACTCAATCCCGAAGCACGTCACCTTGCAGTTCATCAGTTTCAGGGATTCGGCAACGTGATCGTCCATCGTGTTCACGCGCGTGTGGATACGAGATGCGAAACTCCCATAGCCGAACTCGGCATGAACGGCCTCGGCGAGCTCGCGCAACTTCGTGCGATGCAGGGTGTAGGTATCGTCCTGGAACTTGAACATGTGGACGCCCTTGTCCATCACCTGTCTCATTTCCATGATGATGTTCTGGGGCGAGCGATACCGCGGCTTCTGGCCAATCCACGGGGTGGAGCAGTACGTGCATTTATAGGGGCAGCCACGCGTCCCGATCAGGCTCATCACCGGAAACGTGCCGGGACGTTGCGAACTCTCGATATAGGGCCGCTTCATCACGGCCACGCCATCGTTGTAAATGTGATCGTCCGGCAGCAGATCCCACGCGGGGAATGGAATGGCATCCAGATCCATCGCGTCAGACTTGTCGCCGTAGTAGAACGGTTGGAGTTGGCCTTGATGCCAGTCGCTCAGCATCTGGAGCGTCGCGCGCTCCCCTTCCATCACGATCACGGTATCGAACAGAGGGGCCGAGCCATCCTGTGCGCGATAGTCACGCCGTTCAGCCAGTACGCCTTTGACGTGGTACTGCGCCTGCCGACCGGCGTCTTTGGTTTCCTTCGGTTCGTAGGACGGATGCGGGCCACCAGCCACGATCAAGGCGTCAGGATTGCGATCCTTGATATAGGCGGCGAGTTCCAGCGCTTCCCCGAATTGCGGGGTACAGAACCCGAACATATGCACGTCGGCATCCATCACCTCTTCAGGAAGATGGATGTTCCCCTCGTAGCGCTTGTCCAACATCGACGTGACAACGACGTCGTGACCTGCCTCACGAAGCAGTCCCGCGATGTAGAGCACTCCGAGGGGAATGTTGGTCTTGCTATCAGCGAGCCACGGGCTGGACGGGAGGATGCAGTGGATCTTCTTCCGCGGCACCGTCAGAATCGGCAGACCAGACGTCGGCACGTCACCACACAGGCTCTGATCGCTCATCTGATAGCCGGAGGACGCCATCGTAAGTCGCATCAATACACCTGCGCCCCGTGATAGCGAGCCCACATCTGTTTCAGGTCAATGCCTTTGCTCCGCAACTGCTGATGGGCGAGATCCAGATCGCGCACAGCCGTGTGTTGGGGGTGATAGAACAACGCTTCAGGAATCCGGACACACTCCGTGCCTGTTGCGTGCAACTTGTGCTGGAAGTGCGTCTGGGCATGGCCCCATGCGGTGAGTTCTTCGTCCAGAGCCCCGACGCGATCGAACGCTGAGCGACGCGCCATCCAGACCCCGGCGTCGATACAGGTGTAATCGGACTCGGTGCCAACAAAGCACTCCCGCAAGAGTTGTGGCCCCAAGCAGCGCCACGCCACGCGTTCACAGGCGGCGATGTCATCGACCAGGTGATAGACATGCCCGGTAATGAACCCGTCCCAGTCGTCAGGTCGAGCCTCAGCGACTGTTGCGAACTTTTTCGCCGTGCTGAAGTCCAGCAAATAATCCGCACGGCAGAACAGCACCCACGGGGTGACGGCTTCACGCACGGCGACGTTCGTGGACCATGAGTGCGTCTTGGTCGGATCGCCATGCTTAAACGAGAGCAACTGCACCGGCACGGGAAACGACAGGTCGTCAATAACTGAACGTATGGCGTCAGACGGGTCGGCCGTATCGTTATCCACCACCACGATCGACTCCACGCGAGACAGATCCTGCTGACGGACGGAGAACAGCGCGGCGGCGAGATTCGCCAGCGAGAGGCTCTTGAAATAGGTGAAGCAAATCGTGATCACGTATGCACCACAAACCCAGCCCGACGCACGAGGTCAATGAGCGCTGACACCATCGCGCGACGGCGGCGAATAATGATCGGGATCATGCGCTCGCCCTCCGGTGCGACTGGCATCGAGCCTCGGCTCGCACCATTCCTCGTCCGTCGGGCTTTCGTTCCATACTCAAAGAGGGAGGCATGCTTCGCGCGACTACGTACAATCGCCGACGCTCCATAACGCGTTCGCCCTCGCGTGCTCGTGACACCACGACGCAGATTGCCAGTCGGTCCTTCCGGATAGGCCCGCTGGATCTGGGTCTTGGCCTCTTCGGCTTGCGCTTCTACGATCACGCCGGCTTCATTCACTAGATCCTCTGGGAGTTGCCGCAAGGCGCGACGGAACTCATCAATCCCGACCATCACCAGCTTGTTCTGGCTCACTACGGGATCACTTCTTCGCAGAAACAGACCAGTTCTTGGTTCCCGTCTGATACGTTCTGCACGCCCTTGACAAACAGTTCCCGATTGCGGCCTGCCACTGGATCGGCGTAGACAATTCGCGTATCCACCGTGACTTGCGGGTGATGCCGCATCCGTACGCGCGAGGCAATCACGCGCGTCCCATCCCCAATCGCGGATTCCATGGGCTCAATCGAGATCCACCAGTTCGATGGCGAGAGCGGTTCGTAGAACCCATCGCTATCCGGCGTCGTTTGTGGCGCGCGAGAGAGCGAGACATAGCGGTTGTGGCGTCCCGGCCGCACTCAGTACCCCCACTGCGGAGCCGACCAGGAAATCCGATCCGACCAGCACCGTTCCGCGGCTTGCTGCGCTTGCTGGGCACCCATCTCCATACCGTCCCGATCAAGATCGAGATAGGTGACGTATTGCCGCACCCCTTGCCGGATACGTTCTGGAATCACATCCGGTGTCAGCCAGCCCACGACGTAGGTGATTTCAATCGCCCCGTTCCGGCGAATCGACTGCAGCGACGGCCACACCTGATCCGGCTTGAGCACGACGGTGCCAGGACGTGATACCGTATCGAGGTCATAGACACTCGTGGCCAAGGTCTGTTGGACCCCAGCGTCGTCGTAGTACTTGACCGACGTAATCGACTGAAGCGGTGAGGCCATCGGGAGCGGAATGATGTTGGCCCAGCCGTCCAAGACGAGCTTCCACGTCTGCGTCAACAGCCCACGCCCCATATAGGCTTCCGCCGCTTCTCGAGCGCTCGCGATGTAGGCGCGGACTACGCTATTGCTGTTGTCATCCAGGATCCGTGCGTGATCCTTCGCCTCTTCCAGCGAGATCGGCTCTTCCGCTGGCCCCGTTACGAGCGACCACGCGCAGCCGATGTCACAGGCGTTCACGACGTCGGCCTTTCATAGGGCTGGGTTCGGGCTGTTCGGCATCCGGCTCAATCGCCCGTTCACTGTCATCGCTCGGCAACACGACGGCCTGTACACCATCCAGGAGTTCGAGTAATTCCGGCGATGGCTCAGCGACGTCAATGACCTGTCCCGCCTGAAACGGCACATCCGGATTCGCCGATGGGCAGGTTTGGAGAAAACGGATTCTCATCGGCGCTTCCGAGCTTTGACAGCCTTCGCGACCGGCGTCGCCGCACGCTTTCTGATATGCTTGGCGGCAATCACCACCGCATCGCGTTCGACTTGCACATCCCCGCGCCCGAACCACTCTCCGCCAGCCGCTTCCACCGCCGTCCGTAAGGTCTGCACCGCGTTGGCGATGGCGTCGGTTTGCGCGTTTGATCCACTGGCCTGCACCCGCACGTACACGTGAACTGATGCCATGAGGCCTCCTACGCTGTGCCCTCCGCGGGCGCAATCAACTGTTTCGCCACACTGGTAGGTTGCGTCACTGGCAACCGCCGCCCGCGATATTGAATGACCGCCAACCCATCAATCGTGGTGGACGTGCCTCGTGTAATGCGGCACTTGATGAACTGTTTCCCGGCGCGATTTAAATCCAGGATGTGCGTGTTCTTTACGGCGTCGTTGACAAGGCTCCCGGCCAGATCCGCGTAGGATCCGCCAGTGGCCACGTCCTGTCGCAATCGAATGTTGTTGTTCGCGGCCGGCGTGCCAAACCGCACGACGAAGCAGATGCCGTCAAAATTGGCGATGTCATAGGCGGCCGAATCGATCGTGCTCGTGCCTGCCGCCGTGGGAGCCTCGAACGTGACCTTGCAGTCGTCAAGAAACATGGCAGTTCGCTCCTCTGGAGAAACAGAGGGAGCGGAGGACCATCCCCCGCCCCCTCATGCGAACTACGCTTGCGTGAGATACACCACCGGGTGCGTGCCGGCGTCGAGCAGATCTCCGTCATGCCGTGACAGCGCGAGGAACGCGACTTGTCCCAGCAAGGCGAACAGTTCATCCAGCCGAAGGACCGTGACGTCCTTCACATCGCGGATGATGTATTTGTTCAGTTGCCCGAATAGCAGCGACTTGGAGCCGCTCGCAATCGTCGCGAGCGACTGATTGATCGTGTAGGGATAGCCGAGAATCGTGTCCGGCTGTCCTGACGTCAATCCCGGCATCCAGAGCGGTGCGCCGCTGGTGTCACCGGAGTACTGCAACACCTTCATCTTCTTGATGATCTTCAGCGCGGTGTCATGCAGCATGAACCCACCGTTGACCCGATAGGCCGGATCCACCGCATGCACGACGTCCACGAGGTTGTCGTAGGTGATCGTCTGCGTGGCGGCTGTGGTGATGCCGGAGGTGGTTGCAGCCGTCACGATCCCGTTGGGCTGTGAGCCCGTGCCGGTCGTGAAGTGATCGTTAGTGATCCGCGCGATGCGCGTGCCGAGCGCTTCGCCCAGGAAGGCGTTCGCGTTGATCGAGGTATCCTGCAGGAACTCGATCGAGGCCAGGATGTACTTGGAGCTGTACTTCCAGGCGTCCAGCACGAGCTGTCCGAAGGTCATTTCGAGCTCGGTGGAGGTCGTGTTCTCACCAATGATCACGCCCTTGTTCGCGGTGTCGTTCGTCGTCGGGATGGGCAATGGTCCGCCCGTAGACGTCCGAATGACCGTGGACGTCGAGCGCATACCGCCGTAAGCCAGCAAGGCCACTTCCAGCGACTTCATGGCTTCGTCAGCCACGGTATAGCCGCCTGTGGTCGTGGTGGACTGCAACCCCGTCAGAGCCGCGCGCTCTTCGGTGAGTTTGGCGCTCCAGGATCGGATGTCTTCCTCGCTCGCCTTGCGGCCGTTCGCATCCGGGAACGTCGGCGTCATGGCAGGTCCGAGTCGGAAGATCAGCTTCTTGGAATCGACGTTGATGCCGCATCGGCGGGCCAGATCGCGCTGTTCGGAGGTCGGCTCTGATTCGGGCTGGCCCGCGCACATCCACGCGCGCAAGGCTTCGCCGCGGTCGTGGTCGGTGATCTTGCCGGTGAAGGTCTGCCGCTGGCCCTGATTCGGCTGGTGCTGTTCGGTGCGACGTCCCTGCGAGGCACTGAGCGCGGCCTGCCGCTGTTCCTTGTCGAGAAACGCGGAGATCTTGTCGATCTCTGCGTGGAGATCATCGAAGCGCTTGTTTTCCTCGGTGGTGAGGTCGAAACGATCTTCGGACTTGGCCTTGTTGAGAATGTCGTCGGCGTCTTTGGCGAGCTGGCCTTTCTTGTCGAGCAGTTCTTTTTGATCCATGTGCCTGTTCCTCGTCGTGCGAGGAACGGCGGATGACACATGGCATCGGGTGCGCGTTACCCACGCACGTACTCAAACGATGATTCGAGTTCGTGTGGTGGATAACTTCCCGATCGCCGCCGGGGAGGTATCTGGATGTCGCCGCTGGTCTGTCTCGATCGCCGCCGAGACGCGAACAGGGCTCGCTGTGTAGGTCTAGGGTCTATTCTGAGCGGTTTCCACGCGTTCGAGGATTTTGGGCTACGGAAAGGCGTTCTCGGGCGACATCGGACAGATCGCGGCGGCTTCGCAAGGCTTCACGGCAGAGATCGTCGTGCAAAGCCGCCGTGAGCCGAATATGCAGCGGCGGGCCGTCGAACTCCCGCGGGCGTCCGCGCTTGACTGTCGTATCGTCTGCCATGCTAGTGATGCGGCCCGAGTTTCCGGATCAATTCGATCGCTTCTTTGTCCACGTCGGCCGCGGTGACGCGCACCATCTCTCCGGCTGGACTCTTGGCGTAGATCTGGCCCTTCAGTGGTCCACGGTCAATGCGATAGAGCGGCCAGTCCCAGCCGATTTTCTTCTGCTCCGGTGTGCCCATTTCAAATCACCACGCATTCCAGTAGGGGATCATCCCCGATAAAGGTTTCCCCGCCCCAGCCATCTAGACGCCGGTTCGCGCGGCCTTTGTTCTTTGCCATCGCATCAACCAGTCCACGCGGTTGCCTCGATGCGCCTGTTGAAACGCCTGCAAGGCCCGCTGCGCGACTTGTACGTCCGTCTGCTTATACGCTGGGAACGTGACGATGGACACTTCCGAGATCCGCATATCGAGAATTGTGCGTATCGGCACGTTGTAGGACTGGGCCTCTTTTGTGTCGTACTCCCACGAGTCCTCAATCGTTCGGAACGCGAAGGACATCCCGCTCACATCCCCGCGCGACACCGCCCGCATGATGTCTTTGGCGTAGCTGATTTCCTCGTCCGGCTCAATGACGGTGCTGAGCCCTTTGGAATCTTTGCGCAGCGCCAGCGTCCCTGAACGTGTGCGACCAATCACCTTGCCGCTGTCATGATCCACCAAGGCCCGAACATCAAGCCCTTCACTCAGCGTCCGATCGACCGCTTCTGGGGCAATGTATTCGCGGAAGCCGCCCAGGTCTTCGGAGATGGCATTGAAGCGAATCGCGTAACCTCGGATCTTCTTGCCGTTGTCAGAAGGCTCAGCGCGGCAGTCCACAAAGGCGCGACGTTCCAGGTTATCCATAATTCATCCCTTCGCGCACCAGCGCATCCGCCATCGTTTCGGCCCGTTCATGTTCCCACCGGCTCAACGTCCGCTCCAGATTCGCCGCCAGTTCGTCCGGATCATCCACCTCAGCTACGATCCGCAGTGCTGTCTCTGATGTCTCGATGTGCTCAGACACCAGCCGTTCCAATAGTTCTCCTGGTGCGCCCCCTGCCATCGCCGTCCACGGTCCCACGAGAGGCTGAAAGGCTGCTCGACAGACTTCGGTGTGCAGCGGATAGAACTGCGTCAGCCAGCTTCGCAGCTTCTCTGGGGTGGCCTGATGCTTCCGTGCGCGGTCGCTTTCCTTCTGCAGCAACCGCTCAGCGGCATCCACGAACAGGCTGCGCATCGCCGCCAGCATGACGTCTTTTTGTGTCCGTGCGCGCTCTAGCTCGGTCGCAATATCAGCACGAGCACGAGCGAGATCCGTCTTAAGTGTTTCGATGTCCGCCAATGCTGTCGCCGCCGTCTGATCTAACTGTTCCGCACGAAGCAATGCGGCGGCCTTCGCAGTCTCAGCCTGTCCAGCCTGAATAAGCGCGGCGTCACGTTGCGCTTCGAGCTCGGCTACCTTTGTGAGCGCTGCGTCTCGGGCCTCTTCAGCAACACTGGTAATCGTGCGCGCCGCATCCCGATCTTGTTCGACCGTCCAAGTGAACTGTTTCGCCGTCTCAAGATCAGCCTCCACGCGCCCGCGCCACTCTATATCCGCCGCTTTCACCGCGTCTCGCTCGGCTTCGGCGGCAGTCGCCCTCTCGGTAGCCGCGTCTCGATCCTGTTCGATCTGAGTCGCGAGCGTGCGTGCCTCATCCCGTTCGGCTTCCGCTTGCAAACGGGCTGTTCGTTCCAGCACAAGCTGTTCCGCTTCAACGGCCAGCGCGCGGTCGGCTGCTGCGCGAGCTTCCTCAGATGCTGCAAGTTGCCGAATCTTTTCATCTCGCTCCGCTGTAATAGTGTCGCGCTCGGCCTTTAGGCTTGTACTTTCTGCCTTGGCAGCCTTGCGCATCTCAAACTCTGTCTGCAACTTTTGCTCAGACTCGGCCTGCAACGCCCGCGCGACAATCAATTCCTGTTCATGGACCTGCTGTGCAGAGGCTGCATCGGCCATCACCTTGTCGCGGGCACCCTCGGCCAACTGCGTCGCGTGACGTGACAACTCCAGCGCATCTTGCAGCGCCTTGATTTCTCCGGTCGCTGCCGCCGTATTCGGGCTAGTATTCGCTGGTGCTGGCGGCGGGGCCGTCTTGGACTTGATCTGCGCGTCGAACCATTCATCCACCCGATCCAGGGGAATCAGGTTCATCGCCACAAACGGCCGGTCCCCGCCTTCGACCGGATTTCGATTCTCCTGTGCGCGACCTTCGTTCGGGGTCAACATCGCAATCGAAAACTGCTTCGACTGCAGTTCGCTTCGACTGACGGAATCCCCGCGCAACCGCCCTTCCCGCACATGCTCAATCACCTGAATCGATCGCTCCAATGGCGCGACCAATTTCATGTTGAGTTCTTGTTCCCAATCGACGTAGTGCGGTTCCAGGGTGTCCGTCTGATATTCGATCGACTGCTGTTCGATGTTGTTGTTCGTGCTCCGCTTCAGGTGCTTCAGTTTGTGCGGTTGCACGTTGAACCAGCGGCACACTTCCTCGATCTGAAACTCCCGCGTCTCGAGGAACTGGGCATCGTTCGGCGGCACGCCCAGTTGGGTATAGACCGCCCCTTCGTACAACGTCAGAAAGCGGTGCGCGCGATCGACGCCCTGATGCCGCTTCTCGATTTCATCCCGGTTCTCTTTCCGGACTTGCGGGTTCGTGCCCAGTCCAGCCGGATAGCTGATGATGCCGCCGAAGGTTGAGCCGTTCCCAAAGAACGTCGAGCCCATCCGCTCTGCGGCGATACTCAACCCGAAGGATTCCCGTGCCTTCGCCACCGTGGACACGCCGCAGATCCCATCCTCACTGAATCCCCGCAAGTGGATCATGTCGCTCGAGGCAAACTCGATCGGGTTCCCATTGGGGTTGAAGACGCGATACCGCAAGAGCCCACGTTCAATATAAGGCTGCACGGTATACGGCAAGAGCGGCCACAACGCGATCGGCCGGCCGACCACATCGCGCTCGATTTCGGCATAACCATTACCCCAGACCAGCTTGTGCGCCTGCAAGGTCCGCCGAAACACGGCAGAGCCCATCTGCGGATTCGGCTGGGCATGAATCAGCCGGTAGAGGGGATGATCATCAAACGGCGTCTTCCCACCATTCCGATCGCGACGAAAGAGCTTCAGTGGCACGTCGGCCACATCAGCCGAGATCAGATTCACCGCCGACCACACCGCCGAATAGTTCAGCGCGGTCGTTTCGTTGACCGCAATCCCGGAACTTCCAGGCGAGCCGCCAAACATGCGCGCCAGTTCTTTGTCTTTGGTATTCCACGGGCCGAGCCAGATCGAGCGCATCTGTTCGGCGAAGCGTTCCCGTAAGGTGCCACGCCGCTGGCGGATGATCTCCAGGTGAGACATTAGACCCACTCCGCAAGCACAGACGGCTCTCGCACCGGCTGTCGAATGATGCGATCCAGCAGCATGTCAATGGCGACTTGCCCGTCAATCTTGTCCCCGGCTTTTTCTTTATCCGGCCGCACTTCGCCTTTGATTGACCCCAACCGCAAGACGTAGTTGGACGCCATCCACGCGAGGATCGGATCGTTGCCGTGGCACAGCTTCCCGGTGGCAATCAAGTCAAGCTTTTTCCGGATCGCCTCGTTCAACTGGAACCCTTGTGGCGTGTCCCACATCGTGATCCCGGCGCCGATGAGATGCTGGGCCATCTGTTCGGCAAACCGTTTGTCATACGCGACTTCGCGGATCCCGTCGTGATGGCAATCTTCACGCACGGTGTTCTCAACCAAGTCGTAATCCGTCGTGGGGCCTTGCGTAACAATGAGAATGCCGGCCCGCTGCCATTCGACGTACGGCCGCATCGGATACTTCTCGAGCGCCGCTTGCGGGATCCAGAACCGCGCCTTCACCGCAATCCGCCCGTCCTCGAGATCCCAGCCGCGGATCCACGCCGAAAAGTCATCCGACTGCCCGAGGTCGAGCGCCCCAAAACACCGCTTTCCTAATAGTTCAGACTCGGCCGGCATCGGCCCGCACGCCAGCCACTTCACCATGTCGATCGCACGAGTCTGCTGATTCGTCCACACACAGAAATTGAGCCGCAACACGGTGTTGGTTTCAGCCGGGATGTTCTTCGCCGCCGACACCTGGTCCTGGAGATATTCGCGATGGATCGACGTGCCGAGGTTCGGATTCACTTTCGGCCAACAGGTTGGATCTTCCAGCGGATCATCGCCTTCATCCAGGGTGCAGACATAGGCAAACCACCGCTCATCTTCCGTTGTCTTCCACTGTTCGACAATCCGCTTGGAATGCTCGTGGTGCTGGTAGCAGACAGACGTCCGGTCGAACCCGCTATTGGTGATTTCCACCATCAAGGCGTCCTGGTTCCCTTTAGTCCCGGCGCGCATCTTATTGATCGTGTCCGCGTCAATATGTTCGTGGACTTCATCAATGAGGCCCATGTGCGGGCGAGTCCCCGACTTCCCGCCCTGCTCTCGGGAGAACGGCCGGAAGAACCCCAGCCCGTACGTCATGTTGTGGACGTTCTTGATCCCCCACTTCTGGATCCGCTTGGCGAGCTCTGGGGATGATTCCACCATGCGAACCGCGTCGCGATACATGATCATCGCCTGGTCGCGATCCCGGCCGGCTGCATAGATCTCCGGCGCTTTCTGGCCGTCCATCATCAGGCCGTAGAGTCCAATGGCGGCACAGAGCGGCGTCTTCCCATTGCCCTTCCCTATTTCAATGTAGGCGTTCCGGAAGCGCCGGTGACCGGACGCCCAACGCCAGCCAAACAACGACCCCACAATGAACACCTGCCACGGCTGCAACTGGAACAGTTTGGGATCGCCGTTCTCGTCGGACGTGTCCGGCAATCGCACCCACTTTTCAATGAAACCGATCGCATGGTCCGCGGCCCGCTCATCGAACGCAAAGCCTTTCGCTGTCGCCTGCTTCAGATCGCGCTCGTGACGTTCACAGGCCAGGCGCACCAGTGGCCCGACAACGATCGTGCCTTTCAGCACATCGCGGGCGTATTGATGCGTCCGGTGGAGCGGCTTACGAGTCGGCATTCGTGAGGTCGCCACAGAAATGTAAAAACAAACGAACTGGAAACCAGCGGCCACACAACGCGCACACCTGCCACGTATCATGCGGCTCCAACCCGATGGCGTCTATTTCGGCCCGCGGTACATCCCGCAACGAAATTTTGCCCATCACGTACTTGTCCCAGTTCGGCCCCGGGTGAGGATTTAGTGTCATTTCACCATTGCCAACGACGCCCGCTGCTGTTGATGTGCCGCGAACTCATCCTTTTCCTCACCCTTCGCCGGCAACTTGATCCGCCCCCGACTGGCAGGCGTCAACCCGAACTCCACCAGATACTGGCGAATCGCCATTCGGCCAGACCGCAGCTGATCCGTGGACTTGGAGACGAGCTTTCGGAGCGTCACGATCTCCTGAAAGAGCTCCACCAACATCGTCGGGTGATCCTTCCGCAGCGCCGGCACGTTCTCCTTGAGGATGCGCAGCGAGTCTCGAGACTCCTGCTGATCGACCGCCACCGCCTCCGTTTCCGCATAGAGCTTGCTGTACTGGTAGACCGCGAACAAGTCCACCTGATGCAACATCCCCATATCCTCAAACGCCCACATCATCCGATCCCACTCGGCTTGAGCCATACTGTCGAGTTCTGTCGGTGGCTCAGGCCGTCCTGCTGTTGGTTCCGGGTTCTTGAGGTCAGCATGACGGCCTTTGCGAAAGGTTCCCTGAAGCTCATGTTGAGCTCGGCTCTTCGCCGCTGTCCGCCGCCCTCCTGACGTTGCTGTGCCTGGCATTCCCTTAACCTATTGATTCGAGTGGCTTATCGCACGAGAGGGAGATCGGAAGAGCGTCGTGTAGGGAAAGAGTGTGTC